CTATCCCCTCCGTCGCCCTCGCTGTGTTTTGACCAGCATTTGAATACTGTTTGTCATGGGCAGCGGTCGGTTAGCGAATTTTCTTGTTTTGGGACTTGACTTTTATTAGCAGGTCTTTATATTATTATCTTATCTTCACTAAGCGTTTCGGTTTCATACGTTGTATAGACAAGCTCTGTCGGCTTGCTGTAACACGTTTTCATCCAGTTAAGCTCTGCATCACGTAGCTCTTTTGTGGGGTAGATTTCATGCCCTCTATATGTATCGCCGTACATAAAGTGTCTGACAGAGTATTCAAGATGATAGAACATTAGATAGCACCATCCTCGTAACGAATTGGGAGAACCCACATCTCGTAAATATTTTGCTTGTTCATGAAGTGAATTGCACTTAATCTATCCTTCCCCTCTGAAAACCATCCCCACTTTTTAGAAGCCGCCATCATATCTACATAGCGCTTATTGAGAAGAACCTTTTCTCCATTTTCTAATGTGTGTATGACCGTATTTGCCTGCTGCATACCGTATTTAATACATTCGGTCTTTACAACACTCATGGTTTTGTTTTCACCGTGACTGTAATGTCCTTCGCAGCAGATAGTAAGATATTTATGTAGTCTTTCATAAGGTGCTTTTTCCCATCCGCTTCTTACGCTATACATCCACCCTTCATTTCCATGCGGAATCATTACACCAATAGTTGACTGAATCTGCTCAATCAAATCGTACCCACATCGCAAAAGCATCACACCATCAGCGATGTAATAATCGCCGCCAAGATAAAACACCTCATATCGGGAAACTCTCGAAAGTTGAGCACTAATCTTCTTAGTATCAAATCCATTTACGATAGCCATAATTTACTCCTCACTTTCTTCACAGTCCGTTACTGTAAAATCACACGTCCATTCAATATCTTTTGAGTTCATATCGTTTGCAACAATATCCATCGCTTCTTGCTCATCATCGGCTTCAATTTCAACATAGCCAGTACGAGCTACAGTTACCTGATACTTCATAATAAAACTCTCCTTTTAAATCTTGTCGGAAATATCAAACGCTTTCCAGCCCCAGCTGTATTCGTCTGTATCTACTGTTGCAGAAAGTCCATCAGATTCAATAAAAATATTAGCCTCTGGTAAATCACTAACGTTTCCATAACATTCGGCAGCATCATCCTTGATAAATTCTGCCGCTTCTTCTTTACTATCGAAGAAATCAGGCTCAAAAATTTCACCGTCACAACTACACTCAATAACACACCACATAATATTCTTCCTTTTATACACTCACATTTTCATAAACCCAGCCAACGCCTTTACTATGGAATTCATCCACCCAAAGGAACCAATCATCTTGTGTAAAGTTCCCAACTGGGAAACCTCTCCAATTCTGATCAAGAACTAATTCTCCACGTTCATTTTCCGTCCATGCAATATCAGTATTCTCTCTCCAAAGACGTTCAACAAATTTATCACAGTCCTCTTTATTCCGACTCATTTTGTGCATCCACTGTGCATCCGAATATGAATTGTCAATAGGTTCTGCAACAGCACACGGGCAATTCTTACATGATTTTTCAATACAAGAATAACAAGGTCCTTCATAATAACTCATAATTTACACCTCTATTACACAATAATAATTATGGTATCCATCACCAAAACAATTCGTAGCATATTCACCAACAATATATTTTGGATTCGGTTTTACTCGCAAACCACAAATGTTTTCACAATCGTCTTTTGAAGGATATAAACTAATCTTATCCAAGTCATAACTTGCATCTTCATCTCGATTTTCATTTTTATAATCAGAGTATAGGTTGTCAGCATAACCAACTGCAAATCGAGCATCAACAAATGTCTTGCAAAGTTCAAATTTGGGAAAAGCCATTATATCTTTATCGTAATAATCTCTAACCACTACAAACACAACTTACACCTCACTAAAATTTGCATTGAAAAGGATCTCATTACCATATTCAACAAGAGTATCCTTAAATCGTTTTTCGTTCTTTTTCCACCATAGCTCGGCCTGCTGCGGAGTTAACACAATCCCTTTTCGTTTTGCTGCTTCGATAATATCATCAGTACACCAACGTGTTTCAGCAAACCAATATTGATCTACGCCGCAATCTTTTTCCTGTTCATCTTCAATGTAGTTAGGGCAAAAATCAGTGCAGAAATAAACGTCAAAATTCTCAAGATGCCAATCACTTCCAGCCCATGTCTGTTCAACATCTTCAACCTCTTTCCTTAAATATAGTTCAGACATAATTCCATCATCGTGCTCCTGAATCCATTTCTTTGAAATGCTAAATACGGATACCAACTCATCAACTTCAAACCCCCACATACCAGACTCCGTATTCTTAGTGCCATACTCTACCATATAATCAGCAATCTGACGTTCCATCATGTTGTCATCCATTTTATTTTCCTCCTAAAATTCAACATTTATCAAAGTTATAAGTAACCGTTACAACCTTCTCTGCATCACCAATACGGCACCGATCTTCCTTTAATGCTTTTTCAAGACCACAACCAGCGCTATATGTGATACCGTTTTCAAGCACGTCGGAACCGATAAATCCAAATGCTCTGTCAATCTCCTTCCATTCTCCATGTTCTTCTCGATAAAGCGTATAACCATAATTCTCACCAGAAAGGTAGTCACTATATTCCTTTACCTCATCACGCATGATTCGTTCTGCTTTATTTTTGGTATTATCCGAACCATCCGTAATAGCGGTCACAATCCAGCCAACATTGCTATCATCCCATGAACCTCTGAACCGCGTATCGCAATCCATAGACAAGCCAGAATGGTCATGCAGCCAAAGAGGAAGCCATGCAATGTGTTTATCAAGAAGAATCTGACAATCACGAATGGACAATTCACCATGGACATAAATAACAATTTCGTTGTACTTCAGACCAACATACATTGGATTTACAGAAACTTTTTCATCAAAAAGAGTTCCGATACCACAGATGGCGTATCGTTTTTCGTCACTATAATTTTCATCAACAATGGCACAAGTATCTTCCAATTTCATGTTAAAAAGTGCATCTAAAACTTCTTTATCGGAGCAATACTCGTAAACAAGATTATTCCAAAAATCTTCTGCCGTACTCGCATCAATCTTATCACCAAGATGGTAACGGGGATGAAAATAAGCCATTACAGAATCATGGTCATCCCACCAGCGAGGATTATTGTCTGCAATGTCATCGTGCTGGATATGTAAGCAGTACAGATTGTCGCCGTAAGTCCACTTTATGATTTCATTATCATAGCAATACAGACTAGTCATATCTAAAATCTCCCTTTTATAAGCACCCGTTTGCAGTAATAATCAACAACGGTTCAAGATCATCAACTTCATTATTCCAAATTTCAAGCCAATCGTAAGGTTCTCCGTTGCAAGCTCGTAATTTGTTGCTTTTCAGAACAGACATCAAACCCATACCTGTTGCTTCAACATATTTCAGATCTTTATTTCTGAAGAGTTCATCATAATAGCCTCCATCCTTTTCGTAAGCGAGAAGCACATACATTTTACTCACCTCTTATGCACTTGCCTTTTCTTCAAATTCATTCCATTCTTTCCAGAGTTCGTTTACCTCTGTCTCGTTTTTGTACGGTGCGAACTCAACATAATAGTTGCTTGTCCACTCATTCAGGTAGTGCTCATAGATAGCTGCAACACCGCGCTTTGTTTCAACGACAAAACTATCAACCAGAACACCCTCAACGTAAGCACCAGTGTATTGTGCTTTATTCTGGTGCATCCAACGGCCAAGAGCACCTGCGTTAAGATAAAACCGTGTCATAATTCATTCTCCTTTACTCTGTAATCATCATAGCGAGAACCGGTTCACCGGAATCTTTCAGCTGAAGTTCCAGAATGTCGCCGTCATCTACAATCTCACACTTGCTTAGATAATCCTGAAGGAAGAACATCTGACATTCCTGCCAAAAGATTTCTTTCGGATCTTCATTCTCACCTACAAACACATTCTTGTGATGAAAAGATTCATTCCAAACCCAACCTTCACCATCAAAACAAGCGTGAACTTCCCTCAGATCCCACATAATCTTCACTCCTTAAAACTCCATTGTTTCTCAGTTCTTTTACAAGTGCTTCTTCGATGTTCTCTTTTTCATTCTCTGAAATATTAAGAGAATAAAAAGCACGAATCGAATTGTATAACGGCCTACACCTGTACATAACATCAAGATAACACCTATCACTTGTGTTAAACATCAAGGCGTAACCTGTTCCATCTTCTTCGTGGTAATTATTTGTTATTAAATCCCACATAGTTAATCCTCCGCAAAAATCCCTTTCTCTTTCAAATAAGCTTTTAAGATATTCTCACACGTTTTCTTTTCTAGCCGGTCGCTCACTTCTAATAGACAATAAAAGAACTCAATAGAATTTGTATCTTCATATATTTTGAACATAAGTGTTACACACCCAAGCTTATCAATATCGTAAAATACAGCATATCCAATCTTGTTATCATCTGAATATTGGCATTTAGCTAAAACCCACATTTTATCACCTCAAAATCTCCTTGAGCATCTTTACCATACCTTCATAATCTTTATCATCTGCGCCTAGCATACGAACCGTCATATCAAAATCAACTGTCCGACAATCACTGAAATCGTATTGTTCAATATCGTTGCTACAAGTGTCAGGGTAATGTTCTTCGAGCCTGTCTTTCGTATCACAGTCACAGAAGGTTCCAGAACAATAATCACTGGCCGACTCACCTGTTTTCATGTACACACGGATACCATCTGTGACAATCACTTTAGCGAACCGCTTCATATCTTCTGGCGTAAAGGTCTTATCCATAACATCATACGAATAGACCATGTAACAAGTTTTATCAGGCTCATAAATATCCTGTTCCTTATCTGCACCAAACGCTCTAGCGTATCCACCAGCCCATCCACCACAAAACACAAGAATTTCTTTTCCCGCTTCGATAGCTGCCATATATTCCTCTTCAGGAATCGCTACAATTCTTCCGTTAGGAAAAATAAAACCTTCAAATTCTTTCATTTTTATTAAACCTCCATATCCATTATTCTTAATGAATCGCTTACTCTTTCATCAAGTGTATCAAGCCACTTTTGATACGAACTCTCCATCAACCGATCAAATTCCGATTCTTCTTTTAATTCATCTTCAAGTATGGTATAGCCCTCTAATACTTCATCGTATCTTTCTCTCATATCAAACACTCCCTACATTCTTGAATCCATAAAGGCTATAACCTTTATATTTGAAATACCGCATCGCTTTGTTGATCTGAGTAGAGCTTGCTGTCGAATGACTTTTCAGGTATGTATTCTTATATTCGCACAGCTTTTTATACTCATCACTTTCACGATGGGCTTTTAACTTTTCGCAATGGTCGTGGCAACCAGGATAACGCTCCGGTGCTACACAATAACGGCAAGGATCAGTCATCGTTGCTCTCCTTTCTACCTGCGGCGTCAAACATCTCTATGATACGTGCTACCCAATCATCATTTTCTGATACATTGCAATCAAATTTATCCTCGAATCGTTCTGCTAATTCGTCAGCAAAATCCATAATCTCATCGTGAGAATAACCGTATTCTTCCTCAATCCAATCAGCATTGCCATCAAGCTGATTCTCTGCATCTTCAATACGATACTGATGCTCTTTGTAACGGTACGCTGCTTCAATCTGTTCAGGTGTCATTTCCCAATACTTACCATTCCAGCTAGTAACAACAATCTTATTTTCGCTATTCATATTCCACACCCTCACTTGTTAGATTTGCACTGATATTTGCGTTCAATCATCTCTGCATCAGCGCAAGTCATACCGTAATACCAACGCACATCAACAACGGATTCAACCCAGTTTCCAGTCTTGCGGTTCTTTATGACACGAACCTCTTCAACATCTTTGTGAATCTGTGTGCCTGGCTTCGGGAGATAAGTCAAAACACTTTCTTCAGAATGTTCCAAATCGTAAGAGCCAACAAATATGCAATCACGTTTGATCAAATCAAAAATTTTCTTACGGCTCTGTTTAGACAGGTTTCTCATATTGCAAACTCCTTTTCTCTTGTGAACTTAATCACCAGTGCATTCACATTGGCTGCTTCCATCGTTGACTGCTTTGCATCCTCGTGATTCCCTGCTCTGAGGAACGAAACGCTTTGATCCATCAGCTTGCGCCGATAAGAAGAAAGAGCTGCGAGAACGATATTCTTTTCAGTGTTGGTCATGTTCTTTTTCCTCCTGTTCACGTTCCTTGTGAAATTTTCGCACTTCTTCCCAAAAATCAAACGGACTAGAATTGTGATAAACAAGCTCCATGTATTCTTTTCTACTGTTAAAATGGTTTATGTTAGTATCCATTTTTATCACCTCAATCTTCGTCGCTCAGGTTCTGACAAAAACTTAAATAAAAATCGATGTCAAAATCCTCCACAGTGCCATCAGGAGAAAAATCATATAGCACATCTGCAACCGCTTCGTGTTTATAAAGAGCATCTACAATCTCGTCACGGAATGCCGTGACCCAGTTTTTTGTTACATTGAATTTTCTGGTAATCTCGTAAATATGAATAATCCAATTACCTTCTGTGGTGCTTCTTGTTCCACTTTCAATCATCCAGTCGGAAATACTGTTGATCATCCAATCGGTAACTTGCTTTACAGTTTCGCTAGTATACATTTTCTATCACCTCAATCAAAACTGAACCACTTCATGTTTGGCTTTCTCTAGTATCTCCTTTTCTTGTTCTTCAAGACGTTCAACTTCGCACAAAACATTACGAATACCAATGATAATAAAATCCCTATCACGCTCACGTTCCGCTCTGTGTGTTGGATTGTTTTTACAAAATCCTTCGCACAAATTATTTTCTCTTGCAATCAAGTTATCAATCGCATATTTTAAAACACGCTTGTCTTTTTCAGTCATTTTTATCACCTCATAAAAGCATGATTTTAATCCGCATAATAATCTTCTTCCGTTTCGATATCATCTAAGATATTCTCTAAAGAAGACTGTAAACCAAACTCACAAAGGAGTTCCTTCAACTCTCCAATCGTATCAAACTCACCCAGTTTCTTCTTGGAATCATCAGGATCAAGCAAAACAATAGAATCATATCGCTCTGACCTACAAACCTGTACACCACAACCATCATCAACAGTGCGAATGTCATACAAGGTGAAACGCTTCATACAGAACACTCCTTTTAATGTTTAGATATCAAAAGCATCATAAAGATCTTCTGGCTTATCATTCGGCATCCATACTTTTGCATTATCATTAAGGAAGTAACCGCAACCAAAAAATCCAGCAGGAGAATCACAAAGATTCTGTTCACCATCTTTAACACCAGCTTGATAAATAACATAGATAAACTCAGCAAGCTCATGCTTATCCATCCGCTTAATACGATCGTACATTGTTTCCATATCAATCACTCCTTTTAATATTTTCATGCTTCGCATTGGTAGCGGTTATGTCTGCCCTAGTACCGCTAATCGCCTAGCATCTGCTGCTCACACTACCCAGATCTGACTTCTTATGTAGTCCTCAATATCTGCCGGGTATCCATTGCGCTGGATGTACTGACACAGAACACGCTGCACATCTCTGTTATCACCATAATCCATGGCGATAGAGATATCCTCACCGTGAGTGCCTACGCCAAGACACTCATACTTTCTGACTTCAATATAGAAATCATGTGCGCTGTAGTGTCTGCCGTCTCTGCGGTCAAGAATGCTGTCAATAATCATTCTTCGTCCTCCTGCTCTTCAATACGAACCAAACACTTCATGGTATTTAATATGTTGTTGTAGCGTCATTGGCTTATAAACATTCCTTGCATTAGGATTCGGACGATACCAATGAATAATTTTCCCATCATTCAAAAAATAGCAAGTAACGATACTACCATTACACAATGCCTTTATAGGTTTTACACCAGCCGGAAGTTCAGACAATTTCCAGAAATATTTTTCTTCTTCAAACTCATGACTCAAAGAAAATCTTGCGATTCCATTTTCCATTCCAAGATAGCAAGTTCTGAATCCAACTACGTTTTCAAAGAAATGCAGTTGTTCCAATGAATCAAATTCAGCTAAATACCACTGCCAATTTTTATGTATTATAATTTTTGTACGGTGCCTTTCGTTAATACTTTTTGCAATAGTCATATAGTTCCTGTTCCAGTAAAAATCATTCTTCATTTTCAATCGCTCCCTCATCAATCATATTTTTATAGAAATCATCATCCAGAATTTGTTCTCCACACCAATTTACAAATAATCTTGCAACGTCCTCACCAGACATTTTAACCAGTGCATCCCACATCTTTTTCTGAACATCAGTCATCGTTTAACCCCTCCAAATAGATCTCTTAGTGTCAAAAATGCCCTCTGACGTACCATCATTACTTTCGGTATAGAGGTGAATCATATCTGCACCGTCAAGTCTTTCAATATGGAAATACTTTGCATTCTTGACAATTTCCTTTTCACGCCAACCAGCTGTATTCAAAAGATTACTTTTGCTAAGGAATGTAAATGTTGCGACAATCTTTTCATCACCTGCGCCATTGATTGTCGTTACTACAGTAGGCACAGCTCCTGCCGGTGTTCTATTCCATTCAGCTTCACAAGAAGCATGAAGCCCAAAGAAATCATTATCAAAGAATGGAATTGCCGTAATGTAATTGGTATAGAACGTAGGTGAAATCACTTCTTCCTTTGTTTCTTCCGGTACAAGAACCATCTTCCCAAAATCATTTTTCTTATAACGAACCTCACTCATAAGAATCAGACAACTATCGCTTGTGTAGTGAAAGCTCTCATAATTATAGTTATTGCGTTTCATACTCACATCTCCTTATTCTCTGTTTTTACTTGCTAACTCAATTATCTTGTTGATATTGTTTTCGAGTAAAAATTCCATATCTTGCATATGAATCGCAAGAATTTCTTTCAGTTCTTTCTTTACAGCCTGTTCTGTAATTTTGGGACAGTTGCAATGCACTGTCAGAATCAGATCTTCAAACGTAATACCATCCAGAAGATTGTCACTTACAACCATATCGTCACCAAGCTTCCAGTTCTGATCCATTTTATAGCCCTCCTCTCGTATCCTGTATTATATAGCTATACCGTAAAAATAAAAGCCCTCTGACGGACTGTTTTTCTAGCTACATAATACAGGATACTGCTGATTTTGTCAAGCACTAAAATGTAGATTTTATTAACGTCGCATTTTAGCGCGTTGATACGTTGCTTATTCATGACCATTTTGTGAATGTACGGTCAAGCCATACCAAACAGCTTCATTCCGGCAGTGCCCATGTCTGCCGGATACAAGTTTACAACACGATTGTCGTAAAACTCTGCAATCAGGTTACCGCTGCAGACATCCATGTAAGCATCATCCATAGACAGACCAGAAAAGTCTTCTGCGTTATATTCATCATCATCCATACTAGGACACCCATACTGTGCTTCTTGGTAGAATGTTTTGGTAAATTCCACCCTATCATTGTCATTACAGGGGATTCTAACAGCAAACAGCTTTTTCAAGCCATTCTGACCAAAGACGGCAACAAAGATACCGCCTGCATTATTCTCGTAAATCTCAACAGTAGCGCGCATTCTTGCATTCTCCTTTCTTATCAATGACCCCAACGGCATACGACCACGCCGTTGATCCAGATTGAGACGTTTGCCCCCTGCCGATACCACTCGACAGCTTCATGATGAATGTTGGTGATAACACCGGTTTCATCATTCATGAACCATTGACCTTTTTTCATATTGTATTCTCCTTTACACTCTCATGCACTCATCAAGATAGATTCGTTTACCGAAACACTTGACGTATGCTCTGCCAGACGGTGCATAGATGATCTTCAAATGGTGATAGTGAAAATACTTCTCATCATCACACAACACACCAGACATACCATAAAGGTAATCGTCAATGCCGTATTCGATATCGCCATGAATCTGAAAACCACCACAACGGCCATAGCTGCTATCATAAGCGGTTACAGGATTGCTCTTGCAATATTCTCTCGCGGTCATATCAAACTCTCCTTAAAACATATCTTTTATTTCTTGATGATCTCAACATCATCAAAGCCGTGCCAATTGTAATTAACAATGGCCTTTGCTTCCTCGAAATCACGACCAAGATTGTGAATCTGCCGTGCATCCTCAATATAGCGGTTGTGGTTCTCTGCCGTGGTGATATACCACGTTCCAAGAGCTTCATACATGACGTACTTTTTTTTCATTTCTTGCATTCTCCTTTTGCATTTGTAATTAGAATCTTGTAATCGAGGTCATCTGCCATCGGTTCTTCCGGTTCTCCATCTATGCTGTTGCTGGATGAAGTGTAAAGTTTGTCATGCAGTTCTTGCGGCATTTTACCGGGTTCAGTGTATTTCCATACTGTGCCGAACTTATCGATAAATACTTTACGGTGAAAGTCGTCCGTGCCGATGAATCGCAAATTCTTTACATCACGATACATCAACTCAGCCACCCTTTCCATTCTGCTACGCCCATAGCGATGGCACCCAGAACAAAAAACCACATCATAGGCGCAATACAACCTGCCTGATATGCGGTGTAACCAAAGAACATCAAAAAACTTTTCATTGTTAACATCCTTCCTTTTGCATATAAAAAAGAGCCTTGCAAGAATTAACTTACAAGACTCTTCTTGACGGAAACATTCCGTTATCGTTATGCGGCAATATGCACAGCCAAAATCGCATCCGACAACATTGCACGGGCATCAATCCCGTACACACCAGACACGGAATCCAGAGATTCCTCCGTCCATTCGTTATCCACCATAGCATCGTTCATGGTGCCATAACAGCCGCCCCATCTGCGACTGTCTGAACTGTCGATAGTCCAACCGATTCTGCTGCCAAAATCGCCGCAAGACATATCATCCACTGTGACGGTAAGATACTCACCGTTTTCGAGAGCAACAAGGATACCACCGGACGGTTGAGAGTATCCACCTCCGTTGTTTGCCGTATCTGGGTTTGCGTATGGGTTAGTTTCGCAACCCCAAAAACTAATCATTCTTGCATCCATGATGATTCTTCTCCTTTCTTTAAGGGTTTTCTTCCCTTATTATACCACAGCCAACACTACAATCATAGTTAAGGCTATAATAATATTTTCATACTGTTTGCGCTTCTTTCGTCATGCCCAGCACTTGGCAGAGCTTTCATAGTGGACGCCCGCCTCTTCAAGGGCTTCCTGATAGATTTTCACAAGCTCTGTATCACCAAATGTTACGGTAACATCAAGAGCCGATTCAATAGCCAAGATTGCCATTGTATCACACCTCTCTAACGGTTTCGACGATATAATCGTCATATTGATTTCCGAACGTAACGTATGCGTCCGGGCTGCACTTGGACAGAACTTCAATCAATTCTGATACGGTCATGCTGGTTGTCTTGTGCTCGATGATATCAAGCAGAGCGTAACCGGCGTGATTCTCTCCGTTGATTCTGACAAATTTCATTGTTAAATCTCCTCTTTTATCGTGTGTTTTCACTGTTCACCAGTCTGAATACCGGTGATGATCTCGCCTTCTGCCTTCAATTTTGCAAGAACAGCATCCAGACCGCCAAGGGTATTTACTTCCTCTTCCGTGTAAAGAATGTAACGACCACCAAAATTGGGGTCCTTATCCTCTTCACAGGCAACAAAAATCACGTATTCTTTCATCGTGTTCTCCTTTTTTATTTTCATTTTGCATATTCCGCATAATATTTGCATATTTATGCAAAGCAAGGCATAAAGAAAACGCCTTGCGATAAATTCACAAGACGTTTGTTGTAAAGTGTTTTTACTTTACACTTATTCTTTTTAAGAATTGGATTCTGCTGTGGAAATAATCAATTCGTCATTGACGATTTTCTTTACCAGCTGAGAAACATTTGTGCATCCATAAAGAGGAAGAATTTCAGTTTCCAGCTTTTCCCCCTCTGCCGGGGTAAGAACGCAAGCTTTTTGCCACTTGTAAGATTTGTTTCGCGCTTTCATAGCGGCAACAAGCTCTTCTTTGCTCATGCTGTCGTATTTGCTTGCCATAGTTGCACCACCTTTTGATGCAATTATAGCAAACTTTTCATTCTTACGCAAGGTCTGACAATCAACGGTAGCCATCGAGGTAATTCACCTGCTTTCTACCGATATTCTCACCATACAATTCGCGGGTTGCTTTAAGGTATGCACCATCAAAACCCATCGGCTTTCTGCTCTTACTCACCTTAATATGCCGTCTCTTGATACAGTCATTACTATACCAGTTATCATATTTGTGTCTTGTCTTGTTCTTTTGGGTGGCAGACTTCTTGCTATGATCAAATTCGAGGTTTGCGCCAACAGGATTCTTCTTAATGAAATTCATAATCTTCTGATTGTATTCATTCTGCCATGGCACAAGCCCTCTGCCATCTTTCCAAACCATACCGATCTGATTCACTCTGACGACTGCAATAAAGCGCAATCCCTCTGCGGTCTGACCATAGTATGCACCAGACGGCACAGAATGACCGTCAAATTTAATCTGACGGTCTGCATGGTTCTTACACAGAAACTTTTGCATAGTATTCCCTTCTTTCGATTGATAGTGACGGCATTACTGCCGTGTTGGTAGTGGTTACGTCTTCCCTAGTACCACTAATCGCCTAGCATTTATGTAGAGTTCTTGTGTGTTCACAATGGTTGCATGGTTTAATTACAGGGTTTCTTCTGCGCTGAAGTCGTTGGTGAAGTCCTTGCTCTGAAGGTCTGCCAGTTTAGTCTGAGCAGACTCCAGGCTCTTCTTAACATCTGCCAGATCCTTTTCCATGCCCTGAACAGCCTTCATCTTCTTTTCCAGAGTTTTTGCGTTGGTATCCTTTTTGTTCTTGAGGGAGTCCAGCTCCTTCTTAGCACTAGACAGCACCTCTTCTGCATTCTCAACACTCTTAGTAAGGCGCACAACCTTAGAGGACAGCTTGCGGACACTTGCACAGCGGTCACGCTCTGCCATAGAGAGCATAGCAACACCGCTTGCGTTAGCACTAAACCATGCTTCTACCCACTTTACAAATTTGGTCTGAGATTCTGCTTCCGTGTCGTAACCGTGGCCTGCGGTAGTAGCGGTGAATGCACGCACCTTGCCTACGCTCTGCTCAATGAACTGTTCAACAGTGAAGGTTGCAAAGACGTCATTGACCTTGAAGGTATCGCCCATGATAGCGGTGGTAAGGCTTGCCAGATCGTTGAAGTAGAGGGTCTTAATCTTCTGAACAGAGTCTGCGTCTGCGGCATAGCATGCCAGCAAATCAGCGTCCAGATAGACAGCACGGACGGCCTTGCAATAGGTCTCGTACTGCTCTGCGGTGATACCCTTCAGGCAGTCTCTGCCTAGTGCTTTCTCAGAGGTGTTGACTTCCTTGCCACCCTTCTTGAACAGGGCAACGGCGGCACCGGTGGTGCGGTTCTTCTCTGCGGCTGCGGTAGCATTAAAGTTGATAGCGGACAGAATGGTAGTAGTAGACATAGTATTTTCTCCTTTGTTGTGTTATAATGTGTGTACGGACTTCTTGCTATTATGAGCAAGCCAAGTGCTACAGACAAAATTCTAGGTTCTGTCTGTAGCCTATGGTTCGCCCACGATGGGCAAATATGTATACTGTAAAGCATGGTTTACCCTCTGTCTGCCAAAACAGCCCTTCAACCATGCTTGCTATTATTTAATTGTCACGGAAAACCGTCCATTTTTGCTATTGTCTGCGACAAGTCCAAACTTTTGAAGTCCAAACAAAAAGCGCCAAACTTTTGAAGTCCAGCGCCGTCTAATTGCGTATCTTTGCAAAAATATTCTGTTTTCTCAACCATGCAAGGTTGCATTGTACCGCCTAAAAGTATTACTGATAGGACGTTTATATTGTGTTTTCTACCCATTTCGGATATCCGCCTATAACTATCTCAAATTATTGCGCCTATTCCGTAAAAGATAAGAGTATCTAAACCTTGCATTTTTGTGTATCTGGTTAAGGTTGACATAACGTTTTAAGGACGTTACCCCATATGCCAAACCATACGCCAAATACGCCAAATTTACAAAGAAAAGACTTTTTATCTTTTCCGTTTCCTGTTCTCAAAATCCTTACTTTTGGATACGCTTTCCAGCGTATGAACAGCGCACGCTTGTTTCACACTTAACTTGTTTCCCGCCAAATTGTCACCTCTTTTCTTTGCTCTTGTCGGGGTTTGGTGTGCGTGTTTGTTCTTTCCCTTTTCGGGGTTTATCGTTTTTGTTTCATCCAGCCTTTTGGCTTTCCGTCCGGTGTGTGTCTCCACGCCTTGCCTTTCCATCGATTTTTCCAGCACTGGAAAAGTGCACTGTACCCGTCCGGCCTTTCGGCCTTTCGGTAGCTATACTTTACCACGTTTCACCATGGTTGAACATATACTTTTGTTGTAAACGCATGGACAAAACACGCAAGAATCATAGATTTTTAGAAAATAGCGATATATCGTTAAAAATTGTATTTTGGCAAGGCTGTGATTGAATAGTTAAAAATATTTAAGAAACACACGGGAACGTGCTCACGCGCGTATACGTGCGCGCCTGGGCGTGCGTGTGCGTGCACAGAACTTTAATAGGTACAGCAATCCACGGCAATACTATATATTGTGGTTTGAATGAATAGTTAAATACTAGATATTGTGGATAGTACGATATTGAACAACAAGAGCAAAAACTAGGTATTGTGGTTTGTTGGTTGATTAAATACAAAATATAGGGAATGACATAATTGATGTAAAGTAAAAATACTTTACAAAATGTTGCGTGTGCAACATTTGATATCATTTTGATATCGAACATAACAAAAACGCAACTAATTTGCAAATTTAATCCCCGGCTGAAATAGTTAAAACTTTTTAATTTTTATTTTGGCATGGTATCAGATACCAGCAACGCCAAAACCACGCCTTGCCCTTGCCCTGTTTGAGTGCCGGAAAATGAGCATTTCCAGCACTCAAGCCGTGGGGGTGCACTTTTCATTTTTTGGACGTTCCCGGCAGCAGACCGAGCCACCAGTACATCTTTCTTATTCATAATCACCAATTATCAATTTGTTATATTCCATATCACTATACAATTTGCACAACAATCTCCACAAAAATTACCTTTTTTCAACCCCTATCAAACCTTTCTAATCTCCATCTTATTTCCCATCCCAGCACTCCATCACACTCTCTATCTCCTCCCATACCCTAGGCACACTTTCCCCTGCCAAAACTATCCCAAAATGCACCTCTATGCTCTCTCTTATATGCACCCACAAATCACTCACTTTCCCTTCTAAAATACCTAAAAATGGCTTAAAATCGCTATTTTTCAATCGGTAGCTCATTCGGTAACTAGCTAAAATTTAACGTATTTGCGTTATATTTTGGCTAGTTTTTCTTTTTATTTGTACCTTTTTACCACTTATTTTGTTCCTTTTTGGCTCAATAAAGTCTGAAAAATCTAGGATTCATGCGGGTTTTTCCGATGTGTACCATAAATGTACCGAAAACGACCATTCTTCGGAGTATAAAATACCTATTTGTACCCATCCGTACTCCCCTATCGCCATAAATGGACTGATCTGACATCTGAGAAGCACTTTCAGAGACTCTAAAGACCTACAAGGAGCATGATTGTGGCCTCTGGCGGCTTACACAGAACACACAGAGCATTTGGATGTCCTTCATAGAGAACAATACCTCCCAGAAACATACTTTATTATAATAGGCTTCAGGAATATTCGTATCCTGTATTAGATAGCTATTGAATTTTTGGCAAACTCATGGTATAATGAGTGTAGATAGCTATACAATACAGGATACTGTAAAGGAGTTAGTGATTGAATGACTGTGGTGGATATTTATAGCAGTCTTCCAGACAGGGCGTGGAGAGGGATCTCGCGTCTGAGGACGCTCGTAGGTTTACTCAAATTGAATCTATGCCGCTTGCGCGCCATAGCTTCAAGTCGAGTAAACCATTAAGAGATATTTTGTGATAGTTGTACTTGGATTGACGACCATGTATCTTCATACATATATATAATACAGACTCGTCAATCCAACTAAATTGAGTAGGAGGTTATATGGACAAGAAAAAATACGAGATCACATGGGAGATAATAGGTAAATTGAAGGATGGTCAGATTTTTTCTAATTTTTTAGAACTATCTACTTGTCTTAATGTATTTGGCAAAAATGGAAAGCCATTAGATGGAACTAGCAAAAAACACTTTCTTGAAGAGCTGAATCGTTTTGTTGAGTTTAAAAAGGAAGGAAAACGCTTTGTTATTGTAAAGATTCGTCCAGACAATGAGGTACTTCCTCCTCTACCGACAAGAAATAAAGGAAAGTTCTCATTGCGTCTGCAGAACCAGATTGCTTACCACTTACTTAAAGAATGTGATGGCAGTAGTTGGATGGAGTTCTTTTGGACACCAACTGCAATACTACGAGCGTGTGGAATGGCTAATAAGAATTTTTATCAATATCCAGAGGATTTACATGGAGAGGATACCTTCTGGGCTGAGATAGTTGGTACACCATTAGAAAGTATTGCTCGTGAGCAAATGGATGAGTTTAGAGAGAATTTAGCAGCGGATGCTGAGACGTTTCAGCAATGTACTAAATCTACAATGGTTGGGTATATTGAGTCTGCGCTTAAATCTATGGCGAAAAACAAGGAAATATTTTTTGAAGACTGCCCTGCTGTGTTTATAAACCATGACCCAGAAGAGTACCATATTCCATCTGAAGACCAAAAGGCCATTTATATGAAGATGTATACGAATGTGCTTCACGAATTCTATACGTCATCTGGTCGAGTGTGTCAGAGTGAACAAGACGTATTTCTGACCGGACGACTTCATGAGTTTTATGAAGAATTAGATAATAGATTCAAGGAAATTTTTACATATGACCTAGCACGACCGATGTACCATATTACGATTGAGCCGAACTCGTTGAAGCGATCTGCGGCACGGACGGAATATAAATTGCAACAGCAAAGCTTTCACGAAATGAATGATGCGATGTGTGAGAATATTCCAACGCTTTCTACCGTCAGAAGAGGTAGAGCGGTGTTGGAAGAAAATCCAGAATATTATAATGATGCTTCTCAACCACCGTTTCGCTTTGTGCATAGACAGTTAAGTGATGAGGTTCTTCAGCTCTTTATAGATGGAATGATTCGTGTTCCTGCGAATTCTGGAATTCCTCGTGCTGGATTTAAATGGTATGGGTCTTATAAGAGATAAGGAGACTTTATGAATAAAATTTATAATATAACACAAGATATGACTGATAAATTATATGAAGGCCAGGTTTTTAAAAATTTCCGTGCATTGTCTGAATATTTAAATATTTTGGATAGGAATGGATGTGCGGTATGCGGTAGTAGCAAAAGACAGATCATGGCCGAATTAAACAGATATGTTGTACTAGAAAAAGAAAAAGGAAGCTTCTGCTACACTGTAAAAAAGATTCGTCCAAAGACTGAAATTTTATCTCCTAGACCAAAGGGCGGGAATAACAAATACGGTTCAAACATCAAAGAAATCATTCGGTATCAATTATCTAAAATTTCACCGGAAGTTGAAAATGGCAATATTGATGTATTTTGGACATTGGATAATATAGCAAAAGCTTGCGGAATGATAAATGAAGATTTCGACAAGCCTTACACTAAAGTCTATGGTGATGAAGCAAAAGTCACGGATATTATTAACTTCAAAAGAAAGGTACGCAGTTCACTTAAAGAATACATTTATTATGCATTGGAAGAAATGAAGAAAAACAAAGAGTTCATCTCTTGTAATTATACTCCTGTTTTTATTAGTAAAGAGTTAGGCTGTGATAAGCTTCATATTCCTACAGAAGTAGAGCTACGAGACTATAATAATTTGTTCAGCAAGGTTATCCATAGTTTTAAAAAATCTTCAGGGGAAGAATGTGAGAACGAGCAAGACATTTTCTTGAGTGGGAAATCATCGTATTTTTATAACGAATTACAAAATAAATTTACAGATATATTTCCGTATGATTCAGTTTATTCTATGTATCATATTATAATTGATACAACTTCTATTAAACGTATGCGGAATAATACAAATGAGGAAACCTGTTTAGAGTGTGTTCACCGTTTAAATGACGCCATTTGCGAGAACATTCCGAAACTAGCAAATATAAAGCGCGGAAGAAAAGTACGAGAAAAATACATCGTATACACTCAAAATGGTGCGGAGACGTGTAGTGATTATGTTGAGAAATCTTTAAGTAAAACTGTTATTGAAAAATTAGTGTATGCATTGATTTACATTCCAAATGAACAAAAAATTCCATGTGAAAATTATATTTATAATGAGGTAGCCGCAAATGAATTTTGATAACCCTTATTGGATTGATTTAAAGGTAACTTATGAGTTCTACCAAGCATCTGGACACTTGCCGGAGTTTCACAAGAAATATGTCTGCACAAAATGCCAGTATGAGATCCCGTGCTTCACCACTTGTGATGAGGTGCGATGCAAGTGTCGAGAGTTCAAGCCAAAGACTGTTCAGAAGGCTGACAAGTACCTACATATCAATGATTTCATGAACGATGTGGCTGCATTTGAGGCCGCTAGAAATATTTAAGGAGGACTAAGAGATGCGTGTACAGATTGGTAAATACATTATTAAAAACTGCGATGAGAGAAATCTCGTTATCGTTGAGCAGCGGCCAGCTGGCAAGAATCCAAAGACTGGTGAGATGGGCACTGGCGTAAAGGAGGTTACGGTTGGCTATTACCCGAACCTTGAATGGGCTTTACATAAGATTAAGGATTTGAATATTTCCGAGAGTGATGCTGATACAGTGGACGTTTTACTGGCAGAGCTTGAACAGATTGATGAGATGATTCGCCGGGTGGCTGAGGAGGTCAAGTGATGGATAAGTTTATTAACGCGACACACTTGATTCAAACATTGGAAGATACAAAGCCATTGATTGATAACAGTCCTGTTTCTGCTTTTCAGAAAACTGTATGCAAGATGACTTTGAATGGGGCAATTCAATACATGCAAGAAGAGATGGCCGCTGGCGGTGAGTTCCGTCGAGTGGTTCATGCCCACTGGATTGAACATTTTGAAGATTTTGGAGAAAGCTTCTTTGTTGAATGCTCGGCTTGTCATTCTAGCAAAAATGTCGATGAATCAAAGTTTTGTCCTGACTGTGGAGCTGTCATGGACGAGGAGGTTAAGTGATGCGTACTTACGAGGATGTTGATGCAGAGATCAAGCAGCTTGTGCGTGATATGAATAGTTCAAGTCTGACACGCAGCGAGTATGAAGCTGCTGACGATATATTGGATGAGCTCTATCAAGAGCGTGAACGACTTTGGCTCAAGGCTATGGAAGATAGCGAGAGTTGCTATCTGTAAAAGCCTAATTTTATATTTTTTCTTTATAGCTATACAATACAGGATACGTTTTAGAAGAATACGGAGGTGACTGCCGAATGGCAAAGCAGCAAACTTGCCAGAAGTTTGTTTTTAAGATCCATACGAAGCGTCTGGTTGAAGCAAAATGGGATTTAACCCTACCATTAGATGAAGCCAGACGAAACCACGAGATCATCTCGCTGGCTGATAGCACTGTTCTACGATGGATTGATGAGTTGAATGGTGTTACGGACGCAGAGGCTAAAGCACGGAGTATCAAGCGTAGAATTAAGATGCTGCGGAATGAACCCTCTTGCTTAGAGAACCGCCGGGAGATTCGTAGATTATACACTGAGTTGGATGCAGTTCAGTTTAAGCCGGATTATATGTGTCTGGTGGTTGATAAGAAGAACGACTACCGCCGGGCGTGTTCTTCCAAGGGGTTCAAAATTAATGGAATTACGTATCGCCGTCTGGTTGGGACTACCGGTGGTGTTAAGAATAGCACGATTGTATTTGTGAGCGACAGTCTTGTTGAAGAGATTCGCAAGCGAATTGACAATGGCCGTAACAAGGGTATGGAATTTGTGCCTGCAAAGTTAGAGGCTTATAGAGCCCTTGCTTGCTCTGCTTCTATTCCGGTCACTGACCCTGATGGTGTACTTGTTATAGATGATTGCTACACGCGCTTTAAAGACCATATTGTTGTTCTGGACGATGGAGTGTCTGGAGAACCTACGATAGTTGAAGATAAGGAACACGATTGTGAGCTGTGTGCGAATGATGGGTTTGGACTTATTAGTTATGATCTTGCACAACAGTGGAGTGAAGATTTGAAACTCCCTGCTACCGCATCTGGCTTCTGTGTACGGAATGCTTTTTGTAAAGGTATGTTGTTCCCTTTCCCTTTCCGTGAGTTTGCCAAGAAGGTTGCGAAACAGAATATGCTAAAAGACGCATGGGGAGATTATCGTGATATAAATAGGATTCAAGTAGTTCTTAGTACCTCTATGTTGAAGCTGTGGGATAGTTACCATAGTTGTGAGGACTATCTTGAAAACTGTAGAGAGAACCACTATCACTTCTCTGTAACCAAGACTTGTGAGTTGGAGCTTGATGAGGAGCGTAATCTGAATTATCAGTTTATCCAAAGCTATCAGCTTACGAATGATGAGATTCGTGAGCTTGTAAAGCCGACTTTGGACGAAATCAAGGGCGTCATGGGCGGTGATTGGCGTGATGCGTTGCTGTATTTGCGTGGTAGTGGAATGCGTGATGACCCGAATTACATAAACAGTCTGGAAAACGACTATATTAAGGCTCTTATGATTGAGCCGGAAATGATTAACGACCCTTATGTGCAGAATCGGATTCGATACTTTATTAAAAAGCGAATCTCTCAGGCAAAAACGGGTGTTGTAAAGGTACGAGGAAATTTTCAAGTTGCGAGTGGCGATCCATATGCGCTTTGCCAGTCTATGTTTCGGATGGAGGTAACCGGACTATTGAAGGCCGGTGAGGTTTACAGTCGTTTTTGGAATGATAGAGACGTTAAGAGGGTTGCTTGTTTTAGAGCTCCTATGAGTCAGATGGCAAATATTCGGTGCATGAATTTGAATGTATCTGATGATTGCCAATACTGGTATCGCTATATGAAATCCGTGTTTATCACCAATGCGTGGGATAATATGTGTGCAGCACTTAACGGTGAAGATTTCGATGCCGACCTTACATTTTCTACCGACAATAGAGTTCTCATTGATAAATGGGTAAATGAGCCGGTCGTTCTTTGTGTCCAGCGCAAATGCGAGAAAAAAGTTCCGACCGAAAAGGATTTTATTGAATCTAATATCAGCGGATTTGGAGATAATATTGGACGCACAACAAACCGAATTACAACGATGTTTGATGTGCGAAGTAAATTTGAGCAAGGTAGTAAAGAGTACGATGAACTTACGTATCGCATTATCTGCGGACAGCTTTATCAGCAGAACGCGATTGACAAAATAAAAGGCGTAGCTACGACAGATATGCCGCAATACTGGTACGACAATAAAGCTTGCACCGTTAAAGACGATGATAATCCTGATACTATCGAGGATAAGAAGTTCTGGAGTAGTATTTGCGCATGGCGTAAGCCGTACTTTATGAGCTACATCTACCCTGCCCAGATGCGTGATTACAAGCAGTATGTGGCCGCAGCTCGCAAGCGCATCAAGTGGGATGGGTTTGCCGGTCTGGATGAGATTATGCAAAAGACCGTCAAGGACGATGTGGATGAAATGGTTATCCAGTATTACCTTTATCGGATGCCGGTCGGAATCAATTCTTGTACCATGAACCGCCTGTGCTGGACTGTTGAGGACGAGCTGGAAGATTTTGAAGAAGAACTCAAGATAAGGCGCAAGTTTGATTACGACTCACTCAAGTCTGGTGTGGAGTATACCAACTCTCAGTATTATGGCATCCGCTCTATCTTCAAGGACTACTTGAGATTTGCTCGTGGCAACGCAATCCATTCTGGCAACGGAAATAATAATAAAGAAACCAGCGCAGACCGCAAGGAGCGCATTGCGCTGTATCAGGAAAGTATGTTCCGCATTCTTCATGACAAGTGTTCTAATGATGATGTACTTTGCGACATCATGCTTGATCTTTGTAAGAAGAACGCATCCAGTATTGCAATAGTCTGGGAACTGTTTCACGATACTTTGATTAAACGCTTATTGGAACGCCATAACGGTATGGTGCATTCTCTCGTGCAGGATGAGAATGGTGATATTGAATATGATGACAAGCGTTTCAAGGATGTGTTGGTCAACATGAATAGCAAGGAGGGTGCGGATGATTGTATTGAATGAAGTTCTTTATGCTGAAGAGTGGCTAGAGAAGGATGTGCCTTGGAAGAAAGCGGGGCATGTTTTGCATTATGTAGCGAAGTATTATTTCTATAAGGGATACTCAAAGGATGACGTAAGAGAAAAGCTTAACGAGTATATGCTGCGTCATTTTGAAGGGTATAACAAGGTTCTGGATAGAGAATTGATTGATAAAGCGATTGCTTCTGCTAAAGGTCGTCCTATGGTCGAACTTGATGGTGTGTGCATTATGAAGGCTGAGGTAGAGAAGATTCAAGCACTTGAAAGCAAGCAGATGCAACGCCTGATGTTCACGATGCTGTGTCTGGCAAAATACCATATTGCCGTTAATGAAAAATGCAACTACTGGATTACGGAAGATACGGCTGATATTTTCAGGATGGCAAACATATCCGTGAATGAGAAAAAACAGAACGAGATGATTTGCGAGTTACATAATCTTGGTTTTATCGGGTTTGCCAGCTTGAAAAAGATTGACAACTTGAATATCCATGTTTTGATTGCAGAGCCGGACTCTCCTCATGAGATTTTTGTGGACGATTTTGAGAATGCTGGCATTCTGTGGAGCCAGTATTGTGGGAAAGAATACATCAAGTGTGATTGTTGCGGGAAGATGGTTGCTCGCACCGGACGCAGACAAAAATACTGTCGTAAGTGCGCTAAAAATGTAAATATTGAGAAAACCGCACAAAATAGAAAAATGTTTGATTTATGAAATGCTGAAAAGTGCGATATTTTAACGTAGATACGTTATAATTTTACATATATAGAGTAAAACACAGTGCGGAAAGTTATGGTAGGGAGAGAGCGAGGACGCTTGTTTTCTTCCTACCTATTTTATTTTGAAAGGGTGTTTTACCTAATGATTGAAATCACTAAGTCCGAAGCGAAGGCTGTGCGAAAGGTCTTCCCTCATGCTTGCATTGCAAAGACCCGTCACAAGCGGTATCTGGAAGAATCTGCTCGATATCTTGAGCTGCTTCCTTTTAATATTGCCGCTGTCGAGATGCTGAAACAGATGCAGCGTAACGCACGTTACTAATCTTTGAAAGAACGAGGTATAGACTATTGGACTTTGAAATTCAACTGCCAGAAGATATCACCAACCTGATGAATGGTGGCGGTCTCCCCTCTCCTGAGATGATGAACTTCTATGTCGATGAGAAGGATCGCATCTTCTTTATCGACTTTGAGATTGACCAATCTCTGATTGAAATTGAGCGAAAGATTCTGCAGTACAACCGTATTGATAATGATACTCCTGTTGAGCAGCGCAAGCCTATTAAGCTGTTTATTTACAGCTACGGCGGCGAGCTGGATGCCATGTTCAGCTTTATTGATGTTGTTGCACTGAGCAAGACTCCTGTGTGGACGATCAACGCAGGTATTGCAATGAGTGCTGCTCTTGTGATGCTGTTGTCTGGTCAGAAGCGCTTTGCTCTGCCTCACTCCACCGCACTGATTCACAGTGGCTCTGGTGGCACTCAGGGTACTTTTGAACAGTCTAAGATGGCTATGGATTACTACGAGAAGCAGGTTGCAAAGATGCGTGAGTATATTATGGCTCACTCTACTATTGACAAGAAGACTATGACCAAGAACAAGGCTAAGGATTGGTATCTGGATGCTACTGAACAGGTCAACTTTGGTATCGTAGATAAGATTTGCGATGATGTGGATGAGTTCAATTAAGGGAGAGTAAATATAGATATGGCTAAGAGAAAGATTCCCACTGAGATTCCTATGGAGAAGATTACTGATCCTGATCAGTATGGTTTTTACGGCATTTCTTTGGACCCTGAACAGCGTGTGTTTCGTGATGCAATTTGGAATCCAAACATTGATGTTGTGATCTGCAACGCTGCAGCTGGTTCTGGCAAGACGCTTATTGCGACTGCGACTGCAAATCTGCTTGTTCAGGCTGGCTATTTTGATAAACTGACTTACGTCGTGTCTAGTTATGGTGAGAAGCGTCAGGGTTATCTTCCTGGATCTATTACGGAAAAATCGGAAGTTTTCTTTGAACCTTTTTATCAGGCTCTGATTAAATGCAACGTTGACCCTAACAAGGTTATCAATGACGAGTCTATGGTAAACCAGAAGAATGGTACTGGTTATATTTCTTGTTTAACTCATACTTTCCTTCGTGGTACGAACCTAAGTGGAATAATTTTGTTGGATGAGAGTCAGAACTATACTCCAAAAGAGTTACAGAAGACTATTTCTCGTTGTGACGGTAGTGATGGAGAGAAGGTAAAATTGATTATCATTGGTCACGATTTGCAGTGTGATCTTGATAAGCCGTCCGACTCTGGCTTTATGCGTTGTCTCCAGCATTTTGCAAAGCATGATCGCGTGGCCGTATGTCAGTTGACTACGAACCACCGTGGATGGATTAGCCAGTGGGCTGACGAAATGGACGTGAGCTAATGTCTAAAATTATTACAAATGAAATATTTCAGGCTGATGCAAAACAGAAAAACTCAAAAGTAACAGTTCTTGGAACGTACACAAAGATGAGAGATTCTATTTTGGTGCGTTGCAACAGATGTGGGAAAGAGTATTTCACTCCAGCGCAAAGTGTTCTTAGTGGAAAAGGATGTAGATTTTGTGCCGCGAAAGACTTAGCAAGAACTAGGAAGAACAAATTGAAGTATGATGATGTAAAAACTGCGTTTGAAAAACGAGGATACACGTTACTTACAGGAGAGTCTGATTCATATTATCGAGTTCGTTATTTGTGTCCTATTCATGGCGAAATGGAGATGCTTTGGAACAATTTCTCTCGCGGAGCTGGATGCCGTAAGTGTGCAACTGAAGAAGTTGCTAAACGTCAGTATGCGGATTTCGATATGATTTCTGAAGAGTTCAAGAAGCGTGGGTACACATTGCTTTCAACTAAGGACGAATATCACGGAGCTTTTGAGAAACTTAGATATCTTTGTCCTATTCATGGTGAGCAACAGACTGATTGGAGTAATTTTCGAGCTGGCAAGGGATGCCCAGAATGTGCAGTTCATCAAAATGACAGTAGAGTCGCTATCGGTCTAAAAGAATACTGTAAAAAAATGTATCCTGATACCATCACGGAATATAAAGTAGTTAAGAATCCCGAAACCGACCGCTATATGCCGTATGATATTTACATTCCATCGGAAAATATTTTTTGTGAAGTTATGGGGCAACAGCACTATAAGAGAATTCCATATTTTCAGAGGAATGATAACGACTTTGAGAAGCAATTTGAGCGAGATAATATCAAAGAAAAATACGCTGATAAGCATGGTCGGTATATCGAAATTGATTTACGTCATATAAAAACTGTTGATGAAGCAATTGAGCAGTTTGAAAGTTTGCATAATAGCTGGATTAGTAAATGGGCAGCAATGTTAGATTTCTAATACAGAAATAAAATATAAGGGAGAATAAAATTATGGTTGCTAAGAAGAGTGTTGTTTTTAAGAACGCTATTATTGATACTGCCGAGGGTACTATCACCGAGATTACAAAGGACGGTGAAAATGTCTTCAATTTGAAGGAGGCTCTGGCAAAGTGGGATGGCATTGAGGGTGTCACCATCAATATTTCCACTTCTGATGAGCTGCTGGGCGACCCGGCTTGATGCCAATGGGTTGCTATAATAAACGGCCAGAAGAAACGAGCGATGACTTCTTTGTAAGAATCGGGAATGCCGTTCTGGCTAGAGAGTTAACTTGGGATGGCGCATCCAAGGTGCTCAATGATGAGTTGGGTAAGAATTTTGGTGAGTGCGCATATCGCAAGCGTTTTAAGGCATTCCGTGCGGGTATGCAATATCAGGAGTCCTTATCTAATAGAGATGTAGGAACCTGCATTCTGTCTATTTCCGACCTACATATTCCATTCCAGAAGCCCATCGAGACTTTTAGTGAGTATGCTGGAAAGATTGATATCCTTCAGATAAACGGGGATCTAGTAGACTGCAGCTCCATTTCTCGCTTCCTAAAAGTATATCGTAAAAGTCCAATGGAGGAAATCCTGATTGCTCGTCAGTATATGATTGACCTGATTGAAATGCTTCAGCCCAAGAAGGTTGTTATCAATTATGGCAATCATGACTTGCGTTTTCAGAATTACCTTGCTAAGAATCTAGACACCGACCTACTTGAACTGATGCCGAAGACATCTTTGGAGCTTATTTTTGTTGATGGTTTTAACCATTACAACAAGGAGCTTCATACCAAGGTTCATTACGACCCTTTGATTGAGGTGTTCAATGGTACTGGTATCGAGATTGTTTACAACGATACTTATTTCAGTCAGATTGGTGATACCGTCTTTGTGCATCCGCTGACTTACTCATCTGGGTTACTGAAGACTGCTGAGAAGGCATTCAGATACTTCCGTGATAACGGATTTAAGGATGTCAATGCAGTGGTTCTCGCTCATACTCACAAGTGCGGTCATTATGACATTGGTGATGGCGCTGTCGTTTACGAGCAGGGTTGTTGCTGTGAGTCTTCTAAAATGCAGTATGCCGAAGGCAAGTTAACTACTTCCCAGCGAGAGGGTTTTATTATTGTCTATCAGGACAAGGATGGAAAGTTGATTGAGAGTAAAACGCATATTGTGCGTTTGAATTAAAAGCGGTGACACCCTACCAATAAGTGGGTAATTAAAAAAGAAGTACGACCGCAAGGTCTGCTTTGGGACATCATTTGTTGTCTCCTTTTCTATGGGCTGGGGTGATTGCTCCAGCTTATTGTGCCAGTGTAGTTCAGTTGGTAGAACGCGGGTTTTGTAATCCCGATGCCTTTATGGATTTCGCATGTTCAAGTCATGTCACTGGCTCCATGCCACTTTAATTCAGTAGATAGAATAATGTGTTCGTACCACATATGTCGTAGGTTTGATTCCTACAGGTGGCTCCAAGCTGTGCGGTCAATAGTTGCTACCGCCTAGACCAACTTAATCTATGGATGATTGGATGCAAAGTAGTTCTGCGGAATGAAATGATAAGCTATTCGTGTTTCGCTACGTTAATGCGAAGGTTTAAAAACAAGCGTTTTATCAACACGAGAACAATTCAACTAGCTCGGATGGCTTGATGGATGCTTGTTTATATGGGGATGTAGCTCAGTGGCTAGAGCGCGGGAAACTGATCAACCTGAGAGGCCGAGGGTTCGAGTCCTTCCATCTCCATGACTATATTGCTACTCCCTACTCTTCGAAAACAAGAAGCAGCAATATATGGAAAGTGGGGCTATTATGGCATCATGGCAGAGTTTGGTTTATTGCGAATGGCCTGAACCCATTTGTGCCGTAAGGCACCGGAGGTTCGAATCCTCCTGATGTCGTGTCCTTCTCCCGGAGGGCTTGTAATTAAAACCGGTTCCCTACCACCGGCTAAAAGGTAGGTTTTATTGTGTATTCGTAGCCAAGCTGGTAAGGCACTCGACTTTTAATCGAGGTATCGCAGAGTTCAAATCTCGCCGGATACACCAATTATGCGCCTATCGTTTTAATGCCTAAGACGGTGAGCTCTAAACTCACTTATCTCTGTTGGATTCGGAGTGGGCGTGCCAAGGCCAACTGAATTAAATTGTAATGGCAGATAAAGAATTGTCTTTGTAGAAACAGAACGATTATAACGTGACGTTTCGAGTTATCGGTTTCAGTTCACGATGCATAGTGTAGCAAGCCGACTATATAACGCGGGTGACAGCGCCGGTGTGCTGGCTGGGCCCATAATCCAGTATAGAGTGGATCGTCACCACTACCCGCACCCAGCATCTCCCCTTTTGCAAGCCTGCCGTTAGTTAAACTCCCTCTGGCGGCAGGTTTATTTTGAAATTTGGCCGATTCGTCGGCAGGGCGAGGTATGTTACAGACATAAATGTCGTGAACATAGCAAGCTCACATAGATGATACAGATGCGATTGCGCCTCTTTTGAAAAATGCGTACCATAATCGCATCACTTTTGTGCTTAACAGACCTATGTTAGTAAGCGACTCAATGATACGAGTGCAGCTGATGTCATGGGTCTTAATTTTGATTATACCCACTAAGCCTCTCGACGATGCGTATCATGGTGGGCTTTTAAGAAGTAAACCACCTTGGCCTCCCATGTTTTGGTGCTCATTAGAGGTGGTCTTTTGTTTGCCGTAGGATGTGCGCACGTTCTACGGCTTTTATTTTGGATGAAAAGAGGTGACTAAATGCCGCGTAAGAAAAAGGTTATAGATCAAGATATTATTCTTGAAGGAACCGAAAATAAAAAGACGTTCAAGTGTCTTCGTTGTGGGAAAGAATATGATGTGGCAGTTGGTCACTTTTATAAGATTACATACTCACAGTTATGGAAAGCCAACGATTGCTACGCTCCTATTTGCAAGGATTGTGTAAATGAGATGTTCGATGAATACTCTCGTAAATTCGGGAGCGACCGCACGGCTTGCATGATTATGTCTCATGTCTTGGACGTTCCGTTTTATAATTCTCTTTTTGATTCGATCAGTCAGAATAATGGGCGCGTCACGATGGGTTTGATTTTGAGAATCATCGGAAACGCTCGAAACTTTCAATTTCAAACCTTCTCTAATACTCTTGTAAACGGTGAACTCAATAAAAACGCTCTCGACTTACAAGAAGAGAAAGAGCAAAAGTGGTCGAAGGCAGAGATTCAAGCAAAGGACGACTGTATTTCTGTTATTGGATACGACCCATTTGACGGATATAACGAGGGCGACCGCCGCTATTTGTTTAGTGAACTCATCAAGTATTTTGAGGATGGTATTGAGGACGACCCGTTTAAGCTATCACAGATCGTTCAGGTCGTGAACAATAATAACCAGATACGTCAAATTGACTTACAGATTGCTCGTCTAAATCCTATGAACTCAGCGGAAGCAATTAAGAGTCTGAATGACATTAAGGTCAAGTTGGTTTCTAATAACGATAAGATTGCCAAGGAAAATGAAATTTCTGTCAAAAACCGCTCTAACAAGGATGCCGGACGTAACACGCTCACCTTCTTGATGAAGGATATGCGTGAAAAGGATATTACTGGTGCAGAAGCAAACTTCTATGACCAGCTGCGATCTCCGGGCACTCAATGGGCGGCAGATATGAGTTTTAAGGCAATTAAGGAAAATGCTTTCTTTGACGAGAACGACCAGCAGGAAATTTTCGATACGCAGAGAGAATTGATTGATAAGTTCCAGAAAGAAAGCGACGACGCCAAGGAAAAATACAGGTTGTCTCTTATTGAGAATCAGCGACTCAAGGAGCTGTTGGAAGATGCCGGTATTGACGCAAGCGAAAAAGATACGGATGGTGATTCCGTATGAGAATGAAACAAAGAGCGCCTATTATTACAGCCGTAAAACGTAAGATTTATGAGTGTGATGCGGCAACGATTGCATTCTATCGGCGCAATCCTGTTATTGCGGCCAGAGATTTGTTGGGCATCCAACTATTCGATGCACAGGCATATATGCTGGAACAGAGCTGGAATGCAGGACATGTTGTATGGGCTTGTAGTCGAAATTTTGGTAAATCTTTCGTTGGCTCTGTATTTATCATATTAAAGGCAATTCTTTACGAAGATCAAGCCATATATATCGTCAGCAGCGTGGGTGATCAGGCCAAGGAAACATTTAATAAGATTGAACAGATAGTTACTCGTTCTGGTAACACAGCATCTTCTATTCGCAGTCTACTTGATATTGCGGAAAAAGAAACAGAAAAAAGCTCCACGAATAAAACTGGATTTAGTCACAATCCCGCCGGGTATACGGTCAAATTTTATAATGGCAGTACGATTACAACTCTTAATTCCAAACCGGATTCCATAAGAGGTAAGCGTGCAACTTTACTGTTTTTCGATGAGGCAGCGTTCTGTTCAGACGAATTAATTGCTGCGTGTGAACCTTTTACTACTCAGGATGGTGATTTTGTTACCGATACTGATAAAAACTACAACCCAGAGACTCAAGCCAGAAAAGCACCAAATCAGCTGGTTTACGCTTCTAGCCAAGACACTATGGATAAGGTTTTTTATAAATATTATAAAGACTTTGCTAAAAAAATGATTGCAGGTAACCGAGATTATTTTGTATGCGATATGATTTGTGATGTTGCAATTCATGTTTACATGAATGGTGAACCATACAAGCCCCTGTTGTCTCAAGATAAGGTTGACGCTGCTCTTAAAACATCAAGAGAAAAAGCAATGCGCGAATATTATAATAAACCATCCCGTGATGGCGGTGTAAACCAAATTGTTAAGTGGGGTACGGTTCGCCGTAATGAGCGTAAATACCTACCGCAGTTATACTGGGATAAGCAATATAAGTATGTGATTGCTTTTGACCCTGCTCGTACTATGGATAACTCTATCGTGTCAATTATGCGTATTTACAATGACCCAGAAAATGGTATGTGCGGCGATATTATCAACTGTGTAAATATGGTTGATTTAGCGAATTCAAAAAAATACAAGATGGATTCAAATCGTCAAATCGAGGAGTTGCGTGAGTTGATTCTTCATTACAATGGACAGAACCCAGACTATGAGTATATTGATTCGTTAATGATTGATCAAGGCGCTGGCGGCGGCGGTACTTCTACTTACGCAGATGGTCTACTAAATAACTGGACTGATAAATCCGGCACAGAACATCGTGGATTTATTGATGCAAACCATGAGCTCTACGAAGGGTATGACGCTCGTTATCCTGACGCTGTAGATAAATTACGTTTGATTAGTCCGCGTAAATTCCGTTCCGTTATGTTTGAAGAGCTTATTGAGTTGATGAACCTTGGTGTTGTCCACTTCCCTCTTGAATATAACGGTGGAGATTACGTTCAGGTTGTAGATGGTGTAGACAAGGCAACTGGTCAGGAAATTTTGAAAACACACGAGCTTTCTTTAGATGAGCAAACGGCATGGGTAAACATTGATCTTATGAAAAATGAGATTACAAGTATGCAGAAGACTACAAATCCAGAAAACACTTCTGTAACTTATGCGTTGCCACCAGATCGCGCCAACAAAATGCATGATGATCGTGCATACACACTTGTGCTTTTGGCTCATCGTCTATACGAATTACGTCGTAAGGATAAAGTGCGCCAGTCTGCGGTGGAGACAATGACTACTCCACCGATTTGTATTTCTAACATTGACTTCTAAGCAGAGGAGGTGAAAATGTGGCAAGAAAGAAAAAGGAAGATTTTGATGTCGTGACTGCTTCACAGACAGATGATGGTACTGTTGTGCTTACATCTGTAAACGAGCTTTCAGAAGAAAGAATGGATAATGTTATCCGCCATGCTATCGCATCCTATGATCCTGAAAACAAGCAATATAGTACATATTTGAAAATCTCAGCCTCCTCTGAGACGCTGACAGTTGACCGAATTGATGAACTTGCACGAGGGCTACAGTCAAGCCTGACGAATGTGCAGACGGTAAATGGAATCATCCGTAATTACATCAATAAAGATGACCTGATTGGCATTACTTATGATGCAATTGAGGCGAATGTTAATACAGAGTTCAAATGCAGTTTTGCACAGTTCCCCGAGCAGCGTAATAAGACAAAACAGGTAAATTATGCCCGTGAAGTGATTGATGATTTCAATACACAAATCAATGTGCGAAGTCTGCTGCGTGCTGCCATTCCGATGACTTACGCAGAGGGAACTTATATTACATATCTGCGTCAGAAGGATGAGAACTACATTGTAGACTACTATCCTCTTGGTATTGCTGAGATAAGTGATTACTTATCAAATGGACAGCCTGTTGTGCTTATCAATATGTCTAAGCTGAAATCCGCTTTGAGCAAATCCATGCTGAAGGATAAGAAGAATAAAGCACTATTCTTTGAAAATCAGGAGACCGAGATTCAGAACAACTATCCAGACGAGGTGTATCAGGCGTTTAAGAATGGTGATACATATGCAAAATTGGATGTTGACCATTGTGGCGTAATTCGTATTGGCAATATGGGGCAAAAATATGGTGTTTCTCCCCTGTTCCGCGCCTTACGCCCGGCATTGATGCTTGAAACTTTTGATACTTCAGACCGTGTAAATGCTAAGGCAAAGGCAAAGAAAATCATCTGGCAACAGCTTGACCCAGCGTTGATGGGACCAAACAACGACAAGAAAGGGTTCTCTGAACAGGTGACGGCACATGATAACCTACTGCGTGCATGGAAACAAAATACCGTACTTGTGACTACCGCGCCTTATGTAAAGGATATTAAGTATGTTGAGCCAAAAGTTGAGATGACAAACATCGAGACTGTTAAGCAGTATCGCAACCGAGAGATGGCTGCTTTAGGTATCAGTTTCTTAAATACCGACGGTCAGCAGACTGTTTCAACTGCAAAGGTGTCTCTTGACCAGTTGATGAAAAATATCGGTAAGATTGCAGAACAGATTGAAGATGTATTAAAGCGATGGTATCGCATTCGCCTTGAAGATGCAGGTGTAGACCCGATGTACTGCCCTGATGTAAAGGTCTCTACTACTGAAATGATGGGTATGGAGATGAAGAAGGCGATTGCTCAGTTCCTGTTTACCACTTTGAACTGTTCTTACAAGACTGCTTACGAGTATATGGGGCTTCATGCTGAGGATGAACTTCGCAAGCGTCAGGCTGAAACTGAGGAAGGTTATGACGATGTGTTTGTGGCTCGCCAGACCTCTTACACATCGACTGGTAATTCCAGCGGTGGCGGTGACAGCGATAAAAAGACAGGCCGTCCAAAGGGTGAGGAAACTGAAAAACAAATTTATGACCAGCAAAGAAATGAAGATAGTAAGTGAGGTGATGAACGATGAGTAAGGAGTATTTCTATAGTAGAAATATCTGTTGTTCTGAGATTACGGAGCATCCAGACCACTATCTTGCCAAGTTTGTCATCTGTGACTTCTCAGTAAATGGGAATCAGGTTGCTTTGAACCGTGACACCATTGAAAGTTGGATGAGTACACTGGTTGGCAACCCGCTTGTTGGTAAGTTGGTCGTAGCTCCAAAGGGTGAACTGGATTTTTCCGGTCACAATATGAAAGTCGTCACCAGAAAAGACAACGATGGTAATGAATATAAGACTGCCGAATTTGACACTGATGCATTCGGTAGTTTTCAGTCAGTCGGTATCGAGAAAATTGACGATACAGACTTTATTGTTGCCTCTTGTAAGATCTGGAAACGATATCCAAAGGCTTGTGCGACGATTCTGCGCCGTATTGAGAGCGGCACATTAAACACCAGTTGGGAAATTGATGTACTGAAAGCTCATAAGGGGATCGTGGGTGGCCGCATGGCAAAAATCATTGACGATGGTGTGTTTACTGCACATTGCTTGCTTGGTGCAAATGTTGAACCGGCATATAAGTGCTCTAAACTGCTTGAAGTCGCTGAAACCGATTTTGGTCTTGAATTGGCAAATGCCTATATCGAGGACACAAAAGAGATTTCAAATATAGAATCTAATGAAAAGGAGGCAAAAAATTTGGAACTGAATAAGGACAATGAGACTCAGACCGCACAGGTTGAGAATCCAACCGAGATTGAGCAGGCAGAGCAGACCGCTACTGAGTCTACCACCGAGCCCACCACTCTGGCAGAGCCTGATGTTCAGACTTCCGAGGAAGGCGGTGAAACCCCTCCCCCGACTGAGCCTGAAACTGGTGCTGAACCTGCTGGTGAGCCAGAGCCGGAGTCTACCACTGAGACTTCCAGTTTGACCGGTCATGACCTGTACGAGAAGCTGAATGAGGCTGTTGTGAAGTTTAATTCAGATATGTATCTAGCCGAAGTGTTCCCCGAAGATCACACTATCTGGTGTAAGAAATTCGGTCGTTGTATGAACGATTTGGATTACATCATGTTCTCTTACACCGTTGAGGGCAACGAGGTTTCTCTTGGCGAGCCGCAGCGTATCACTCTGACTGTTTCTATTTCTGATGTTAATACCAAGATTGCGGAGCTGAATAACACTATTGCAAGTCTGAATACTGAATTGCAGAGTGCAAAGGAAGAGGTTGCTTCTCTGGCTCCATATAAGGATCAGGCAGAGAAGGCAGAGGCAGAAAGGGCGGCTGCAGAGCTTGCACAGAAGAAGGAGGATCTGCGTCAGTACGCACTCTCTAGCAAGATGATTACTGAAGCTGAAGTTTCCGAGGGTGGCAACTACGCAAGTTTGATTGAGAATTTGGACGAGACAGGCATTAAGAGTGTGATTGCCGAGCGTTGCGTTAAAGCCGCAAAGAAGGCTTCTGCTGAAAAGAAGATTGAGACCTCTGAGGTGCATAAACCCGAGAGTATCAAGCTGAATTTGAATGAAACCAAGTATAACACCACTAACGCTAACAAGCGTGACGCATGGCGGGAATATTTGGGTAAGTAATAACATTTGAGAGAAAGGAAAAATATTATGATTCGTGAACTGATGGTGAACGGCGCGAAGAATATTCCCGCTAACTATGCCGCAAAGGTCGCTATGGTCACCGGTATGGGTGTTCAGGTTGACCACAAGGCTGGTCAGGTTAAGTTCCCTGACGCAGCTACCGCCGAGGGCATCGAGATGGTTGCCCATGAGTTTATCCCGGAGGGCATCTATGCAAGCCAGACTAATTTTGATGACTATGATAAGATGGTCACCGAGATTAAGGCAGGTGTGCTGGTGAAGCGCGTTCCTCTGTATGCTGGCGAGCTGTATGGTACTGACCAGTACAAGGCTGCTGATGCACAGGATGCCAACATCGGCAAGCTGCTGGAGGTCAACACTGACGGCAAGTGGCAGGTCGCTACCACTGGTACTTCTCGTTTTGAGTTTGCTGGTGTGATGGACGACAACGGCCACAAGCTGATTATGATCGGTGTGCTGCCCGAAGCAAAGACTGTTGCTTGATTGAGAGAAAAATCTTGAACATGATACGTGAAATTTAAGGTTATCGTCTTTTGGCGGTAGCTCTTTTATTTTGCGCGAAGAGAAAGGAAATGAATTATGGCACTGAATATTGAAGTGGCCGAGCTGATGAAGCAGCCTGGTCGTGTTTATGAAGTTGCTGAGAAGACTCAGTACAATCGCGCTATGGATGCCGAGGACAAGGAAATTGCCGAGGTTGTTGGCGCTCATGTTGAGGAGCTGATTGACAAGGGCGATCCCAATAAGGAGATTGCTCAGTTTGTTAACCGCACCGTGACTGATGAGCTGTATGGTGCGCCAGACGAGCTTCTGGACTCCATGTTTGAGCGTGGTAATGTTGGTGAGTTTGATGACTACGAGGCAGGTCGTACTGTTAAGAATACTCTGAAGGCTTATGATGCAGCTAAGGGTGGCAACGTGCCGAAGTCTTACCTGCACTACGAGACCATTAAGCCCGTCTGGCGTAATAAGCAGATTGAGGCTGATCTTAGCTTTGTGGAAGTAAGACGTAATGCTTGGAAGAGTGTGGCAACTCTGACCACCTTTATGACTGAGGCTCTGAAGAACCAGATGTTCTATGACATTTTCAGCATGGTTGATGACGCTATCACTGGTGGTGAGCAGAAGATCGATGCACAGGGCAAGGAGCCCACTATGCAGGACATGGACGCTCTGGCTCTGTATCTGAATGAGTACGCCGATGGTGGTAATCCCTTCACTGTCAGCCTGATGAAGTATTGTGCCAAGATGCGTCGTATGACCGGTTACGCTGAGTATCTGTCTGACGCAGCTAAGGATGAGTTTAACCGTTATGGTCTGGTTAAGACTTACGATGGTGTTGCTATCACTGGTATTAGCTCTGCCAAGAAGCTGGGTGATGGTTCACTGCTGATCCCGGATTAAATTTATGTAAATTTACGTAATATAGTCCAGTCGTGATGTAAGTCACGATAACAAATACACATTGAATTGCTGGAAAACCCTAAAACTACAATTACCAAAACAGAAGGATGAAATATGCCTAGATGAGTGGTTGCGAAAGTAGAAAGAAAATTGTAGATGATGCATGGTTAAAACCTAAACATTAAAAATAATGGGCAATCAGCAACCAAGCTCCGAAAAGGAGAAGGTTCAACGACTATCCGCGTGGGAGCGGTTAGGATGCAAGTGTTTGGCATCCGAAGTGGTGTGCCCCAGTTTTTACTGGGTGAAGATATAGTCTTCACTCGTATGAGAGTACGAGGTTGCTAGATGCAACAAGAGCGGAGTAGCGTCCGATATAATGTTTATCTAATATTTAATTTGACCAGATGTTGTGTAGAATGTCTGGCTTTTATTTTGCAAGAAAGGAGGTGGCATGGATGACACCAATGAGAACGACAGAAGACTTCAAAAAAGAAGTGTTTGATGTAAACCCAAATTTTGAAATTTTATCCGAATATAATGGTCTTCGAAAAAAGATTACCAGGAAATGTAAAGTATGCGGTGATGTACGTGAAGTACAGGCAAGAATGTTGCTTGATAATCGTGGGTGTCAAGCATGTGTTGCCTCTAAGCGTGGAGCAGAAAAAAGAAAGTCGCCAATACAATTTTCCACAGAGCTGTTTGAAGTAAATCCTAATATTGAGTTGTTATCTGAATACACAACAAACAATGCGAGAGTGCATTGTCGTTGTAAACTTGATGGGCATGAGTGGAATGGCATACCTCATATATTGCTTGATGGACATGGGTGTCCAGAATGTTATCGACGGATTGCAAACAGACGAACGGAAGATGAATTCTTAAAAGAAATGCGTGAACGATTTCCTACTATTCATGTTCTTTCAAAATATGTCCGTGTTGCTGTGAAAGTGGATTTTGCATGTGATGTTTGCGGTTACCATTGGACCGCAATTCCTGATACGATACTTAATAATAAAAATTCTGGTTGTCCAAAATGTGCTGGGAGAGCACATATTTTAGAGTCTGAAATGATAGAACGACTAAGAACGGTTTCTCCAAGTGTTGAGTATTTGAGCGGATATAAAAATATATTATCTCATGCAAATTTTAAATGTAAGAAATGTGGTTACAAATGGTCAACAGCTGTCAATTCAGTTCTTGGCGGGCATGGATGTCCAAAGTGTTGTTCTTCTCATGGTGAAGAAAAAGTATGCAATTATCTCGATAGTCATGGCATTGATTACATACGAGAATACCGTTTTAAAGATTGTAAAAATGAACGGCAGCTTCCTTTTGATTTCTATATACCATCAAAAAATACTTGCATTGAATACGACGGGCAACAACATTTTATGCCTGTTAGGTTTAGCAAGAGTGTAACCGAATCCGACTCTATTAGTACATATAAAAGTCAGCAAAAGAAAGATTCTTTAAAAACAGAATATTGTAATCGTAATGGAATCAAACTTATCAGAATTCCCTACACAGATTTTGATAATGTAGAAAATATTTTAGATAAACATTTTTCTTAAAAATTTTGGAAACGTATTTATGGTATTGCGGGCAAGATCGGAAGACTTGACATGAAGGGTGAGACTCATACTTACGAGGATCACGACAACAACAACGAGAAGATCCATCTGATGGTCAAGGACTTCACCTTCGGCTACAGCATTGATCACATCGAGCGTGTTGCTAAGATTGTTCTGCAGTAATTTTTACCAAAGGCAAATTTGAGCGGAGACTTTTCGGTCTCCGCTTTTATAGAAAAGGAGACAAATTATGAGTTCCGTGATGGAAAAGAAGTTTATTGACGTTCTGAACTGCGACGATAACGTGGTTACCATTTCGTCACTGAACGGTAAGGGCTATACTTTCGAGCCAGGCAGCGTGGAAGAGCCTTGTGTGATTCCTATTCCGCCGGAGGAAATCATGTATATGAACAGCACTTGTTCTGCGTTCAAGAATGGTGTTCTGCGTTTTCGCCCTGAAGAGCAGAATGAACTCTTTAAGGCTATTGGCATTAAGGGTGACGATGTTCTATTCATTGAAGATATCGATGATGCGATTCTGAATCCCACCGTTGAGAATCTTCAGCGAATGATTGACATTAAGGATGGTGCTCAGTTTGAGCGTATTCGTGGTCGCTTTTATCGTATGACCAATGCCGGCGAGGATCTGTCTACTAAGGTTAAGCGCCTGATTGATGAGCGTTACAAGGAGCTTCGTGCTGGCAAGCGTAATAGTGAACTGTCTGTTGTGCCTGCGGCTAAGTCTGCCCCTGCTGACATTCAGGCGGAGCTTGAGACTGCAAAGAGTCAGGTGGCTGAAATGCAGAAGCAGATGCAGGCTATGATGGCACAGGTGCAGGCTATGATGACAGGTGCGCAACCTGTTGCACAGGACAGCCCTGCAGAAAAGGTTGCTGTTAAGCGTGGCCGTAAGAAGGCAGAGGCAGAAAAGGCGGAGGTCGTTCCCGCCGAGTAAGATTGGAGGGATAGTGTGACCGCATTTTCTGAAATATACGACAAGTTCTATGAGCTGGTTGAAACTGATAGTAATTTCTTTCAGTATTTTGACCTGAGCGAGAATGAAGTAAGAAATCTTGTGCATGACCGTGCAAAGAGTTATTTAATGGAGTCACTTTCTGTTATTTTCAGAAATATTGAGCCTGAAGAGAATTTTAGCTTTGATGATTATGATTCTGAGCTAGAGGAATTCAATTCAGACCTTACATACGACGAAATTGATATGCTTGCACACCTGATGCTGGAGCAGCATTTCAAACGAGAGTTTGGAAAGCTAAAGGCATTTAGTGCACAAGACCTTCCTACAAGTTTACAGGTATTCTCCCCTGCTAATGAGCGTGCGAGTATTCGTGCTCTTGTGAAAGACATCCATGAGGAGAATATGACGATGTTGGATAATTATATGGCAAAAGACCGCTCGACCCGTAAGCGTAAGACCATCGACTATGATACATACGCTTCCTACTCTGAGTAAGGAGGTACATAGATGGACTTTTATACGAGGGCACGAGCTGTTGGTGGTGCCGCAAAGATGTCTGATAAAAAAGATGTCAAAATTGCTTTTGCAAAGCGTGACTTCGCCGCACACTTTAAGGATAGTGTTGACTACGAGGATAATACTCTAGTGAATGGTTTACCTCAGAAACTGGTCGTCAGCCGTAGTAACAGTGTAGCCAAGGAAAAGAAGATTTGGGCTTATTCCGGTGATTCTTTGAATCTTGGTGATATTGTTGACTGCTACAACTGCAAATGGCTAGTAACTGAGATAGAACCAAATGATGAGATTTTTCTTCGTGGAAAAATGGAGTTGTGTAACCGCCAGATTCAATGGCAAAATCCGATTACTGGTGAGATAGTTTCTCGTTGGGCAACGCTGAGCAAGCCTTATTACGCAAATAATAAGGAAATTGTTATGACTTCATTGAGTCAACGTGAGTATAAAGTGCAGATGCCTTTTGATGACGAGACTGCACTGATCGACCTTGATAAGCGTTTTATGCTGGAAATCATCAATGGCGAGCCTAAAACGTATGTTACGACTTCTGTTGATCAGAGTACAGAGCGTTATGAACTGCATGGCAAGACACAGGGGTTCCTTGTGTTGAATATCCGGCAGGATCAGTACAACAGTAAGACGGATAATGCCGAGAAGATGATTTGTGATTATTTTGAGCCAAATAAGAGTGATGAGCCGGATGCGGATTCTCAGGTAACAGCTACTATTAAGTACGCAGGCAAGCCGGAAGTTCGTGTTGGTGGCTCTTGGAAGAAGTTTACTCCGGTATTCACAAGCATTACTGGCGAAGAGGTTGCGGAGGTTGCAAAGTGGAGTTTCATTTGCCTTGATGAGTTCAAGGAATTTGTTGACACACAGACTGCCAACGATGGTACTTTCAAAATTCGTATTTTGAATAATAGTATCATGGACGGCGCAACTGTTAAGATTTCTCTGACAAATGCAGATGGCACGGCAAATGCATCCATCGAATGTAAGGTGGTGAGTTTGCTGTGACAACGAGTGAATTGATTACAGAGTATAAAAACAAATTGGCTTTGAAGCTGGTCAATACCGATGGGCTTGTTGAAGCGATGGGTAATGATGACATTGAAGAGCCTGACGAGGCGATTTATACATACATCTTCCCCTACTTCCATATTCCTGACACGATTGAGGCAGCGCACAGCTATATTTGTTTTAAGGTAAACATGACTGATCGCAGTAATGTCAACGACTGGTATGAAAACTTTACACTGACTGTATGGGTTATTGTGAACCAAGCGTTGATGAAGATGAAAGGTCATGGTGGCGCAACACGAGTTGACTATCTGAGTGGCCTTGTGGAAAAAGAACTACACGGCAGTACAATTTTTGGAATCAAGCAGCTAAAAATCACATCCAATATCGAAGACAACATGGATTTACACCATCGTGTGAGAATTATGACGTTCAAGACGCAGGATCTGGATGACCTTGTGGGGTGTGGTTGATGGAACTTCGAGAAATGTATGAGCCAAGCTTGATGCGTGGAAGAGATTTCAAAATCAATGACAAAATTACGATTCACATGCCGTCGGTCGGTGATATTATCGATTATGGAGAGCAAAAGTATTTTCAGTTGGTTTACTTATTCTGTTCTACATCAAGCGATTATAAAGCACAGCTTGACTCTGTTGGGGTTGATTGGCAGAAGGTTTCGGATTTTGAAATGTTCCGGCAACTTTTTATAGGCAATAAAAATCAGGATATGTCTATTTTGCTTGGCGATATGGATACTTCTGGGTTTATGATGGCAAAAGATAACATAAGTGGTGAGATCGTGCTACATAACAAATTTACGGACACCCGTATTGATCATGTGGTGTATGAAACGATTTCTCAGTACCTATGTGCCGCAAATGGAATTGAAAAGCATTCTGAGTTTGCTGCTGACGAACCGACAAGAATTGCAATGATAGAGGAAGCCAAAGACAATTTGGAGTATCAAAAAACAAAACATTATGAACCACACCTTGCAGAGCTTGTGCTCTCAATGGCGTGTTCATCCGGCTTTAAAGCAGATTACTTCAAGGCGATGGATTACCCTATGAGTGTATTTATGAATCATGTAAGAAAGATTCAGCAAATAAAAAGTTACGACAATACGATGCATGGCGTTTACGCTGGCACCGTAGAATTTGGAAAGATTCCAAAAGCACAACTGGATTGGACGAGCAAGGTTGATTGATTGGCCTTGCTCTTTTATTTTATCCAAATAAATTGAAAGGAAGAATATTATGAGCGATTTTAATTTCAATGAGGTCATTATTGACCGCGTTCATCGCATTCACGAGTATGACCTGAATGGCAAGCGTCTGTGGACCATGAATCAGGTCAAGGATTTCAAGCTGACTCTGGGCGGCGAGACCGTTTATGCTCAGGATGCACAGGGCGTTAACATCATGGCATTTGATAAGAGCAAGACAGCCGAGGCTGATTGGTCTAATGCTCTGATGCATCTGGGTGCTCTGGCAGAACAGATGGGTTCCAAGAAGGAGGTTGCTTCTTCTGAGGCAAAGCAGGTATTTACTACTGTTGAGTATCTGACTTCTGCTGATGGCAAGAAGCTGACTCTGACTCACACTCCCAAGACTGCTGTTGCAAATGCACCCTTTAAGTACATCGATCTGATTGATGGTCAGGGTAATGCACTGAAGACCTTTGAGCTAGGCGAGACTGCAGAGTCTCAGTTCTCTGTCACTGGCACTGAGGTTACTCTGCCTACTGGCGCAAACCTGAAGGCTGGCGACCGCTTTGTTGTGAAGTACCAGTATGAGAGCGAGGAGGGCGTTGCTATCAATGATAGTGCCGATAAGTTCTCTACCGAGGGCGAGTTTGTGATCGAGGCATTCTGCTACAATCCTTGTGACAAGGCAAACAAGAAGCTGATGCGCATCATCTTCCCGAACGCCAAGATGGATAACGCTATTGACATGACCCTGAACAACGAGTTGACTCACCCTGTTAAGATCAGCGCAACTCAGGAATACTGCTCTGACGATAAGCGTCTGTTCCGCATCGAGACTGCAGCTGCCTAATGGCAAATCTGAATTGGTGCCGTACTTGCGGAAAAGAATATCCGGTTTGCCCGCATTGCGAGCAGGATGCGCGTCTTAATCCTTGGCGAATGATTTGCGACACTGAACCGCACTTTCTTGTGTGGACTGCCGTAAATCAGTATCGTCAGGGAATTATTTCAAAAGAGACTGCAAAGGCAGACCTGACTACTCTTTTAATGCGCAAGTATAAGAATGTTACGGAAGCCGAGGTAGAAACTTTTATCCCGGCTGTTCGTGATATTTTCCATGAGATCATGGATGAGCCTGCAAAGGCTGAAAATGAATCATCTAGTGATGTAAAGGATGAGACGCCCGTGAAGCCGGTAGTTAAGAAAACATCAAATCGTAAGGGGCGGGCATAACCGCCCCTTCGTTTTTCGTGGTGATTTTATGGAGAAAAAGAACAGAACAAAGTTTAATGTCAGTAAGAATCCAGCAGATAGAACGTATGACGGCGTAGTTTATGATAGTAAGGCAGAAATGTTGTTTTATCGAGATATTGTATTGCCAAGGCTGGCAAGCGGCGAAATTGTAGAGTGTCGTAAGCAAGTCCCCTTTATTCTGCAGGAAGCGTTCAGCCGGGTCGATAAGGACGGAAAGAACGTAGCGGTGCGGAAGATTGATTATGTGGCGGACTATGAAATTACATATCGAGATGGCAGCAAACAAGTGATTGATACGAAGGGATTTGCTGATAGTGTTGCGCTGATGAAGCGCAAGATGTTCTGGTTCAAGTATCCTGATGTAGATTACCGCTGGATTACATACTCCAAAATTGATGGAGGCTGGGTCGATTATGACGACCTAAAAAAAGCTCGGAAAGAGCGAAAGAAATTAAAGCAAGCACAGACGAAAGGGAGATAAAATGAAGGTTTTAAATTTTCAGGAGCGAAACGAGTTTCTTGATGAGGTTGTTAAGGCATGTACTATTGACGGTGATTATCAGCCCGCACTGCTTGATGTGGTGTTTCGGCTAACCGTTTTAAAGTATTTTGCGGATTATGATTATCGTAGTGAGCCGCAGAGTGAGTGGCCGCGTATTGCTTACGAGTCTTTTAACTTCAAAATTAACAAGGCTGGTTGTGATACTTCTGCATTCTGGGATCAGTACGATTCTCTGGAGAAGGCTGTTCACGAGCAGATTGACCGTTCTCATAAGGAATGGCTTGTTCTTGGTCTCTGTGGCAAGCTCAACGAGATTATTAAGAAGCCTGACCCTATTTCTAATTTCGTTGACTTTATGGAGAACTATTTGAATGATGTGAAGGGCAACTTGAATGACTTTGACGTCGAGAAGTTTTCTGAAGTGACTTCTGCCCTGCTGGATAATAAGCAGGAGATCTCTGCTGTGCTGGCAAAAGATAAAAAGGAATAAACACTTTTAGCGGTGGGTTGGAGGGAATTTTAATATGGCTACAAGAAGTAAACCTATTGTTCTTTATGATGAAAAGAAGAAGGAACTTATCAATCCTGATTCATTAGAATTATTTACGATTTTTAAGAAAGCCAAAGTTAATGCTGGTAAGAGCGACAGTACTATTTACAATTACGAGTCTGATCTCATGCAGTGGATGATTTGGATTCTTGATAATCAAAATAATATTAGTATTAGGGATATTACAGAAGACGATATTGAAGAATTTATTTATTTCTGTAAAAAGAACGGAAATAATACGGCTCGCATTAAGCGGAGGCTGAGTTCTATATCATCCATGTATAAGACACTTCGTATGAAAAAAATCATAAAAGAAAATCCTGTTGATTTTATTGAACGTCCAAATAAAGAAATCAAAGTAGTGCGTCAAACTTATTTGACACAAAAACAAGTTGACCTTATGAAAGAAAAGTTAAACGAGTATGTAGAGTCTACAACCACCATTAAAGCAAAAAACAATGCAATGACCGTTAGGCTCTATGCTTTATTCTCGTTGTCTACTATGGCTCGCGTAAACGCTGTCAGAAATATTGTGTGGCGGAATATTGATTTCGATGCCTGTATTGTAAGTGATGTTTTAGAAAAAGAGGGAAAAATTGTAGATCTTTCTTTTAATGAAAACGTAAGAAATCTATTGCAAGAGCTTAAAAAGTATCGAAAAGAAAATGGCATCGAAGATGGTGGTTATGTGTTTGTTGGTACAAAAATCAATGGCGTATGGATGCCGATTACTTCAAGTACTGCCGGTGAGTGGTGCAAGAAAATTGGCGAGATGATTGATGAGCCCACGCTACATCCACACGATTTTCGACATAGTGGTGCGACCATTTTAAAAAATATGGGAATGAGCCTTGAGGAAGTTTCAACTCTACTTAATCATTCTGGAACAGACGTCACAAATAAATACTATATCAAGAAAGACATGACAAAGATTTACGCCGCCAAAAACAAGTACGGAATATGAGGTGGAGTGAATGGGAAGTCTTGCTTCTTCGTATACAAACTTTGATGATTTACTGGCCGGTGTTGCGAATGGAATTGAAGAAGCAGTGCGAGGCGTTGCTCCGCAAATCGAAACTCGTTTACAAGTGAGTGCAGAACAGAATGTGCATCCGAAAGATGGTCGAAAAAATGGAATTACAAGTGCAAAAAATATTGTTAGTAGCGTTACTCGTGAAGGCAACGTAATAACGATGGTTGTAAAAGATATTGCTAGACCGCAGGGCCCAAAATGGGGTGCTTTTGACGAAGCACAAAACGACGCACTTGAAGGAACAATGTTTGCAAACTGGATCGAGCACGGTTTATGGATGGATATTGCTGCTTGGGCAAGTATGGGGTATCCGAAAGATGATGACAAACCGAAACGCACTGCACGTCCGTTTATAGCACCTGCTCAGGTTGAGGCAGCGATGCTGGTAAAAACAGCGTTACATAATTTGTAAAAATATTTTGAGAGGAGGGTCAGCTTTAATGAGCTGGCCGCTTCTCTTTTTTATTTTGAAAGGAAAAGGTATTGAAAATGGAAAAGAGAGGTGGTCAACATGGATACTAATGCAAATTCTGGTGCTAGTGGAGCAACCGATACTTCTTCCGTGACCGCAATTAAAGTTCAGGTCGTTCTTGATACTACAACTACACAGTTAAAACAGCAGTTTGCTGGTATCCAGAATGATATTGAGAAAGACCCGATCGGTTTGACTTTCGGTGTTGATAAAAAAACGTCCAAGGATGCTATCATTAAAGGACTTCAGGAAATTCTTGGCAAAGGCACTAATATTACGATTGGTGCTGGTGTTGACCCTAATGCTGGGAATCAAGTCAAGAAGCAGGTACAAAATGCCGCAAACGCTGGTCAGCAGGCGGCAAATAAGAACAAGGTAAAAATCAAGGTTCAAACTGATGTTGATGACGGAACTAAAAACAAGCTTGATGCTTATTATAAGCGTCTGAAAGAACGTTACGACCTTGAAGCAAAAATTGCAAGTTCTACAGTAAATGGAGTAATAAATCCTGAGCTTGACGGTGCTGGAAAGCGTTTAAAGGCAGTTCGTGCAGAATTAAAGCAACTAAAGTCAGAACTACAAGGAAAGATTCCAACAGATAAATACTCTAAGGCATACGAGATATGGCATTCGGGACAGGCTAGGATTGCCGCTGCTGGGCAAAGTGCTAGTGGTACACTTAATAGACGCGAAGATACAAAAAATACCACTCTTACAAATCGAGAGGTTCAGGAAAAGCTTAATGAGTTTTATACTCAACAGAAAAAAGCAGGTGCCCTTGAACAAGCATCACTGACTCTCGGCAATAAAACTGCAAATAGTAAAGAGTTAGAAGCTGTTAAAACACAGCTTGAAAAGGCACAGGAATCCGCAAAAAATCTTAGAACCGAACTTTCAAATTTGCTTCCTGATGAAGAAATTGACAAGCTCACAAAATTCGACAACGAACTCGATGACAATCTAATTCGAATTAAAGGTCGAATTGCTGACCAAAATGCCGCTAAAACGAAATCTGAATCGGATGCTCAGTTAAATGCTGCGAAAAAGGCAAAGATTTCTGAATACAACTCGGAATTATCAAATTTTAAGAAACTGACATTAGATTCGGCTCGTCTTGAAGGTAAGAGTAATTCGGAAAATGAACTTTCGTTTGTTAATCAGCAAATGGAAGATTCGTTAAATAATCTAAACAAATTGCAAACAGACCTTGGTGATGTTCTTTCAAAAAATGAACTCGATGAAATCATTCGCCAATATGAAAAGTTCGAAAGCGACTTAGCGGACGAAGTAACTCGTATTGAAGCTCATTATGAAGACTTAAAGAATGCGCGAGAGAGCACCAAGGCCACCGCTGAGGAGAAACGTCAGGCGAAACAGACGGATGATTATACCAATGACTTAGCTACTGCCAGAAACAAGTATAAAAATATGTCTGGTGTGCCAAGTGATGTGAGTGATTCTCTTGATAATGTAGATGCTCAAATCAAGAAATTGGATACTCTCAAAGTTGGCACACAGGATTATACAGAGCAGTTAAAGGTTATTGGCACCGCTTGGACTGACGCCACTCGTCAGATGGATGCTTTTGATGATGCTCAAAAGAAGACTGAGAATCGTGTCAAGAGCATGACGGAACAAGCTCTGAAATGGAAGGAGTCTATTAAGGACAGTGAAACCGCTTCACAGGAACTGAGAGATTCCATTGACGGTATCATTAGCGCATCTAAGAAGTTAGATTCTGACCATAGTTCTGAGACATATAAACAAGGCGTAAAAGATTTGGATGACGCTTTTATTAGTGCAAAGGCGTCTATGTCTGTTTACACAGATGGATACAAAAATCTTGAATCTACTGCAACAAAAACCCTGACTGAGATTCGTAAAAAGCAGTTAGAACTACAGCAAGCAGGAAATCATAAATTTGATAATGTTCTTACAGGCGATAGTAAATCAGCCTCTCTTGATGGAAGTCTTGAGAGTCAATTCAATTATCTAAAGCGGTACAATTCACAATCAGCAGACTACAAGCAAATCCTCGAAGGTATTGTTGAAGAGTGGAAAAAAATAAAGATTGAAATTGATCAAGCTCTAAAATCAGAAGAGGATTTGGAAAAAGAAGCTGACAAGCGAAAGAAAAAGCTTGATGACCTTGCCGACTCTATTCAAAGTATTGAAAATCAATCTCGTGGCGCTGGTAACACTCTTAATACCGAGTTAAAGAAGTATGTTTACGGTGAAAAGTGGCAGAAGGATGGAGATCAACAAGATGGTATTCTGAAGGGCCTTCGTGAAAAACTGAATACCTTGAGCGGAACTACAGATGTTTCTGAGTATAAGCGGCTTCTTCAAGAACTTGAAGCAGAAATTGACACTGCTGGACAAAAAGTTACAGATTTTAAGAAGCGTTTCCAGGAGTCTGGTGCTTATGAGCGTGAGCGTAAGAATTTAAATAATCTTGTTCTGCAAATTGATAAATACGCAGCTTCTTTATCTGGATTGGATAAAAGAAAAGACTTAGCTGAAGAGTTAAATAGCATTCGACAGGCAGCAGTGGATGGCACTTCTACATACTCTACATTAAGTAACTTGTTATCAAATCTTCAGATTCGTATGGAGCAGGCCGGTATTTCTGCTGAAACGCTTGGTCAAAAACTGTCTCGTCTGTTCAAGGAACATTTCCAGACCGCCATTGCTATGGCTGGCGTTGCGATGATCAAACAAGGTCTGCGAGAGGTTTATGATAATGTTCTGGAACTGGACACAGCTGTAACAGAGCTTAAAAAAGTCAGTAAAATGACTGGCGACGAGATGAATGAATATCTCGATAGAACTGCAACAAACGCTCGTGAGCTTGGCGCGAATATCTCTGATCTTGTGAGTAGCACAGCCGATTGGAAACGCCTCGGATACACTGATAAAGATTCAGAAGAGCTTGCTCGTGTGTCTGCACTTATGGCGAATGTTGGAGACCAGATCGATAACGCAACGACTGCTTCCTCTTACCTGATTTCTGCAATGCAAGGTTTTGGTCTGGTTGCTGATGATGCAGAGCGTCTTCTGGATTGCATGAACCAAATCGCTAATACCGAACCAGTCAGTATGAACGACCTTGGAATTATCATGCAGAAAAGTTCCGCTGCGATGTCTGCCGCCGGAAATACATATCAGGAGACGCTTAGTTTGGCGGCTGCTGTGAATGGTGTACTTCAGGACGCCGATACGAGTGGCACTTACCTAAAAACTTTGAGCATGTACCTTCGTGCTTCAAAAACAGATGCTGAAAATGCCGGTATCGCAACAGATGGGATGGCAGATTCTGTATCCGAACTTCGATCTGAGTTGAAGCAACTTGCTGGTGTTGATATTATGAAAGATAATAATACCTTCAAATCAACCTATCAGATTATGAAGGAACTTTCTGAGGTTTGGAAAGATCTGTCTGACACAACACAGGCAAATATTACTGAGCTGATCTCTGGAAAGAGAGGAGGCCAGAGTACATCTGCCCTGCTGAATAATTTTAGCGTTGCTGAAGATGCTATGAAGCAGGCGCTTAATTCTAGCGGCAGCGCAATGCGTGAGAACCAGACGTACATGGACTCATTGCAGGCAAAGCTTAATCAGCTTGATTCTGCATTCCAGAAGTTTAGTACGGACTTGATGAAGTCAGATATTCCGAAGTTCTTTGTAAGCCTTGCCACAGTTTTTGTTGACGGTGCAGATAACGCTGTAAAATTTGCTGGTGCATTACCCACTTTGACAGCTGCCATTTCTGGCGTGTTGTCCGTAATGCAGATGAGCGGAAAGCTCAAGAATGGTGCGGGTAAAGTTAATATGCCCTCTTATATTTGTTGCGTATAAAATATAGGATGCGGCACCATGTAAAAATAAAATAGCCCCTAGAGTGCTGGGAAACCCTAAGAGCCATATCGCCTACATTTATATAATGTAGGAATCGAAAGATAGAAACAAGGATATGGATGCTATATGCTGAGATAAAAGCTCGGTTTTATCATATTGTAAAAATATGGTAGTAATTGAGTGCTAATGAGCGTTTACAATGGGCGGTCAGCAGCCGATTCACTCCCCTATTATATAATGTAGGAGGGTGGAAGGTTCATCGACTAAAAAGGGTCAGTGAGCAACCACTGGAAGGATAGTCAGTTCTGGACGAAAGTTCAGAAGTCCACCTCAGACGTAACCAGACGACTTAAAGAAGTAGGTGGAAACGAGGAGACGCGCTACTCTCTGGCGCGATACAAGTAAGAGAAAAATGATTGAATAATTGAACAAAAAGAAAAAGTACACTGTTGTTCGTTGACAGCGTACTCTAAAAAGTGTATAATAAAAACAGCCAAGGACTCCTATAGACGAAGCCCTCGGTTAACAACTCAAAATGTAATGTAAATGCTTCGACACATCTACACCACAAAACGAAAGAGCTACCTACGGCTAATAGGCGGCTCTTTTACTTATCACGGCTTTCGCTATGATGATGTAACATCTTGAAAATCTCAAGAAGCGTTTTGACAAAGCCAGCAAAGCCGAAAATCAGCATTGCGACATAGTAGATCGTAGTGATCTCAATAGTCATTACACATCACTCCTCTCGGTATAGACTCACCGAAAGGGAGTAAAAGATATGGCATTCTCCTTCTCGCCTTTCGGCTGAATGGGAGGACGTTCGCCTATATACGTCTATGAAAGGAAGAAAGTAAACGCAGAATCCTTGACTGCCCATTTATTATACACGCATCGACACGGCTGTGTCAATACCACTATAATGTAATTTATAATACATAGAGAAAGAGGTTGCTTTTCTGAAGTTTTCTGGCTATAATAAAAGTACAATCGCGTATCCAAAATATACGGAGGTGTTTTATTATGGCTAGACCTAAAGGAAGTAAGAACAAAGTAAAGGTTCTTGACGGTATCGATTATGCGGCACAGATTGCTGAAAAGAATACTGCCGCAGAATCTATTGCTCAGGAGATTGCAACTATTGGTGATGATATTGCTACACTGAACGCCCAGCGTAAAGCAAAAGAAGCAGAATTGAAAAAACTCAACAAAGAGATCACCAAGCTCGAAAAGAAAAAGGCTGATGCCGACAAAAAGATTGCGGCAGAGCTGAATCGCAAAAAGGCAGAAGATATTGTTGCCAATGCGCTTGCAAATGGTGTGACTGCTGAAGAAATTGCTGAACTTCTGAAATAACAACGGCGCAGCTATCATAACGAACAAGCTCGACTTCTCTACTGCTGGGAGGCCGGGCGTTTTAATTTGCGTTGCTTTTTACGACAGTCTGTGATACACTCTTATAAAAGGAGTGTTGAATCATGGAAAATAATAAAAAGCATGTGCCGAATATGGAAATTTCTAATTTTGGCGGTCGTTCTATCACGGACTACACGTATCATGGCGGCAAGGACGAAACCACAGAGAATCAGCTGAATGCTTATTTCAGAGATTATAGTGATAATAGATTGAAAAGCAAAGATGGAGGCGCTGATGACGGAAATAGTAAAACTAATCAACAGCATTGATACGCTGTTTAATGTATTTGTTCCAGGCGCAATCTGTGTCTGGTTTTATATGAAGCTGTCTTTAAAGAAAATTGAATATCAGGGATATCTTATTTTAAGTATCGCAGTTGGTTTTGTATTAAAGTATACGGTTGATTACTTAGATAGAATCCTTCCTTTTGTTGTAGTTGATTTTCCTATCGTACTGGCGTACGTTCTTTTAGGGCTGCTTGCCGCTGCCGCATTTTACAAAGTCAAGAACTCTGTTTGGGCTCGAAAAATAATGGTCAACATTCTTGGAGTTGAGCCGAGTGACAATATTTGGACTAGGCATATCGATTCTCATGGTAATTTGATGATGCTAAACATGGATGATGGGTCTCATATTTTAGGAAAACTAGAAACAGCAGATGATGAGTATATTACATTAACATATCATTGCTCTGCAAAATCAAAGTCTGGTAAGGATATGGATGATGCCGCAAAGAATGCAAATACCGGTTCTGTCCTCTGTATCCCAATGAGTCGTGTTAAGAGTTTTGAGTTTTTGTATTGCGATAGAAATTCCGCAATGGCAAAATACGTTTTTCGCTAAATCTAAATACGACCAACTACCCTGCTACTTTGTGTGGCAGGGCTTTTCTTTTGTCACCACTCATATCCACAATTTCGGCAATGGAAAGTTTTCTTTACTTTCCCACTGGCGAAGCCCCAGAATGCCACGTCCAAAACTTTGGAGGCTGTGCCGATCTTTTCTAGGTCTGGCGAGCCGCATGTGGGGCAGCGAGGGGTGTACTTTGGATGCTCTTTTTCTTCCAGTTCTGCTCTATATTGGGCGTCGAAAGCGTTGGCTTTATCTTGTATCTCTTTAACAAAATTCGGATCTAATTCTGAGATATCTCTTTTGGGTCTGTTTGTAAACCTCCAATTGATTTTTTTCTGCTCGTTCATTCCGTTCCATTGAGGCAATAGAATAGTATCTCTCAAGCAAAACGCGCACAGCAAATCTCTTTTATGGTAATATTTGTCGCAAAATGGGCAATACCGTACATATTCTTCCATGGTTTCTCTTCTCCTCGAAATCGATATTAACTTTCTTCACGGTAGATGCTAACACTCAAAAGTTACAAATTCAGACCTTTTCTAAAATAAAAGCGTCTCTTGTTGACTTAATCGCGCAATACAAAGCATACAAAAAGGCTTTGGGCGAGACAAATCTTTCCATGTCTGATTTTATCAAATGGCTAATCTCTGGTCAAGCCCAAATTGATGCTACGAAGTTAAAGATTTTGGCTCTTCGTGGTGCTGCGTTACTTTTGAATATGGCCCTTGGTGTTGTTACTGGGCTTGTAGTTTCCTCTCTTATTGGTGCGATTACAAGTTATACACAACGGATTGATACAGCAGCTGCTAAAACGAAAGAAGCTGCTGATGCGGCCAACAACACGACTTCTTCCTTGAAGGATTTAGTCGATGCCTACGAAGAACTTGGCGACAAGTCTGGTTGGAGTACAGAAGATTTTGACCAAGCAAAGGATATCCAAGAGGAGCTTTTGGCTCTTGCAAAAGAACAAGGCACTCTTGACGAAAACAAGGCAAATCAGCTTGATCTTCAAAATGGAAAATATGAAGAACAGCTTGGTTTGCTGAAGGATATCACAGAAGAACAGCTCAAAGCTTCCGAATCGAAGTTGATTCAATCCAAGGATGCTCAAAGCAATAAGCTAGTTAAAACAGCAAAAGATAACAATCGCTCCCATTTCTTTAGTTCTGTTTCCGCAAATACCAACCGTGGTATTATGAACGAGTTAAAAGATGCTGGTATTGATGTTTTTAATAAAAATGGTAGTTTTGGTGCAAAGGACTTGAATGATCCAGATTCTATCGCAAAGTATTATTCTGAACTTGGACGAGCACTGGATTATATTGTACAAAACACAACAGAAGCACAGAGAGCGGCAGGCGGTGCGTACAATACCGTTTATAAGTATTTAATGGATGAGCAATCCGCTCTCCGTGATGATGTAGATTCTTATAACGACTCAACGGACGCCGTTAACGAGAATGTAAACGCTCGTAGAAAACTTCAAGCAGTTGATTTTTGGCAGAATGACAATAATAACAGTATGGATGTCAGTTTTACTTTCGATAAGGTAAATTCTGCTGTTCAAACTCTGGAAGATACGATTGATGGATTTGATGCAAGTAAGCTGAATGAACTCTTGTGGGGTACAAACGAAGGATTATCAGACGAGCAAGCGCAAGCTCTCGCAAATCTTCGTAAAGCTCTGACTGACATGGACTTCTCTGCTGACACAAACGGTGTGAATGCGTTTGTCCAAGCACTTGTTCAAGTTGGTATTGTAGCTCAGTCTTCTGCAAATGGTGTTGACGCATTGGCTGCTGGCGCACAGAAGATGGAAGATATTTCTTCCAAAATGGATGAAATCCAGTCTGCGTATAAAGCTTCTACCAGTGCAATGGAAGAGTACAACCAGTATGGCTACATGAGTCTCGATTCTCTTCAGTCTTTACTGACGATGAACACAGAGTATCTGAATTGCCTTGAGCTTGTTAATGGTAAGCTCCAGATAAATAAACAGAGTTATGCTGAGTTACTTGCTGCTGAATACGCAGAAGCTGCGGCAACAATTCTTTCTAACGCACAACATGAGGTTGCAAATCTTACTGCCGATGACACGGCTGAAAGCACTGATGATTTAAAAGAGAAAACAGAGGCTGAAAAGACTGCTCTGGAAAATCTTCTTCCTGCCTTGAAAAATGCTACTGCGGCTACTGCGACATACAGTGCAGCTCAGGAGTTTGCAAATGAAGTAGAGAAGGCCGGCGAACGCGGCGTAGATCCTGCAAAACTAGAGGAAATCACGAATCGCACAAATACTCAGCTTTCTTTGCTGTACACCAATATGAATGCCGCTTTAAAGGGTGGGCAAGCATTAACAAATCAGTTAAATGGATTTGGCTCATCTTCTAAAAATGCTGGAAAATCATCTAGTACAACTTCTAAATCTGTTGCTGACCTGTCATCTGCTTTTGATACGTTAACAAAAGCGATGAAAGAATATAACCAGTATGGTTATATTAGTGCAGACACCATGAAGTCGTTAATCGGTGTTGATGATAAGTTTACTGCTTGCTTAACTGAGCAAAATGGAAAGCTTGAGCTTAATACGGCTAAATTCCGCACCTTTATTAAGGCTCAGCTTGAGGAAGCAAATGCCGCCAATGATGGTGGCAAGTCTGCCGATGAGATGAAGAAGATTCTCAATTGGCTGAATTCTAGTGTTGACTCTTCTACCATCTCCTTTGAGCAGTTGACTGATGCCATCAAGGGCTACGGCACTGCGATGGACGAAGCTAAGGAAAAGACGGACGCTATAAAATCCGCATTTTCTGGGTTATATGATGTTCAGCAGAAAATCAAGAACAGTCAATTCGGTGTTGGTGACCTTGATGCAACAGAAAGTAAGATAGAGTCAATCTTGCAGCTGAGCAAGTTCTTTGGTGATAACAAGGATTTGATGGATAATCTCGTTGACAAAAACGGAAACATCAATCTTAACACCGAGGCATTTAAGAAAGCAACTCTTGATGAATTGGATAAGCGCATAAAAGCCGCAAACGAAACCGGCGGGGCAGCGGCTACTGCACTTGCAAACTCGTTAAGTTCTGATAAGGCAAATATTGAAAGCGGCAAAATTTCTGTTAGTGATTATCTTGTTGGTCTTGGAACTGACCTTGAGCGTGTAAATACCGAGTTGGACAAATACCAAACTAATTGGAGCACGCTAAAAGATGCGATGGACGAGTGGAATACTACCGGCCAGCTGACACAGGATACTATGCAGAAGCTGCAGGAACTTCCTGAAGAATTCTCTAATCTACTTACTTATGATGAGGACGGAAACGCTAAAATTGACGTAAAGGCACTTCGCCAAAGTTACGTTGATAAACTGAGTGCGTTTGCAAAAGAGTTTGAAGGTAGTCCGATTGGTATTCAAGTTCAGGCAATGATTGATGATGTGCGTGAACCAACCCATGAAGAATATGTGAAGCTTGCAAAGAAGACTGCAACGTATCAGAAAGTCTTAGCACAATATACAAAGAAAATGTCTGCCATTGATTCTAACAAGGATCTATCAGAAGACGAAGCTCTCAAGCAAAAAGCCGAGGTTCAAAAGGAACTTGATGACGCTTTGGAAAAGGCTCTTCTCGAAGTTCAAGAGACCGACGCACAGGTTACAACAAAACTGAAAAAGCACTGGGATGGCGTCGAAAAGGTAATCGAGGAATTTAAGTCCGCTCTATCCGATGCAAAAGCTGTTCTGTCCTCTTTTCTTTCCCTTCTCTCCACTTTAAATGACAAATCTAACAACGACCTCAAGATTTGGGGCGATGCTATGGGTAAAGTCATCGACAAGCGGATTGAAGCCCTGAATAAGCAGAAGGAAGCTCTGGAAGAAAACAACGAAGCTACCGAACGTGCTATTGAGCTTTCCAAGGCACAAGATGCTCTCGCCCGCGCCCAGCAACAGCGCATGACCCGTGTGTACACTGAGAACGGTTACGAGTGGCAGGCAAACGCCGAAGATGTGCGTACTGCACGCGAAGATCTTGCTGACAAGCAGCGCGAGTGGAATAATAAGGACGCTGAAAAGGCTATTGACAACCAGATCAAAAAGTACAATGAGTTCAAAGACAAGTTGTCTGAGGTCATGGATGATATCGGCAAGAGCTGGAAGGATTACCAGAAGGAACTTGAGTACACTGCGCAAATCCAGAAGATGAGTCTATCTCAGATGGAAGGCTCGCTGGACGGTTATCATGACAAGATCATTGCAAGTCTGAATACCGGCAGCGCGATCACTGGCATCCAGAATCTGATTACGAATCTTGAATCACTTATCAATACGCTAACAAAACTAAATAATCTGTATTCCATGTTTAAGACTGGTGAGTACAAAGATCTCGGCACAAAAGGTCTGTGGAATACGATAAAAGGATTCTTAAATAATGGTGGCGAAAAGGCTGCAAGTTCTGGCACATCTTATGTTAATGCAGCCAAGCAGGCAGTCAACGCTGTCAAAACCACGCTCGTTGATACTGCAACAGAAACGGGAACCGCATTAAAGAACATATTAACAACCGCGAATAACAATATTACAAAACAGGTTGTAAGTTCTGGCAATGGAATTATCAATGCGTTTACAAATATTTGGAACACGATCAAAGGTGGCGCTCAAAGCCTATTCGGCGGTTCCGGCGAAGGCGGCGGCATTGTTTCCACAGTTGTAAACGGATTTAAGGCTGTCGGTAATGCTGTTAGTAAGAGCAAGATTGGTTCCACTCTTATTAAAGGCGCAGGAAAACTAGTCACTGGTGCTGGCGGACTTATCAAAGGCGCTGTTAGTGCTATAGGTACTGCTGGCGCTTCTGCAATCCCTGTTGTTGGTGGTCTTGCTGCAGCGGCTGGTCTTGGTATTTATAGCGGTGTAAAGGGTATAAAGCATCAAAAAGAAATCTGGTCTAACAAAGAAGATGGTTTTGGCAAGAAGGCAATAAAGTCTGTTGCATCGTTCTTCTGGGACATCAGTCCGATTGGTGGAATCGTAAATCTATGTAAAGACATTTTCGGTAAGAGTAAAGAAACTGCCGAGAATACAAAAGACACTGCGAATAGTAGTTCTGAAACTGCCGAAAACACACAAAAGAGCGCAACAAATCTCACAATTAACGCTACACAGATCGTATCTAAAGAAGAGAATAAAGCAACTGACGAAACAGACAAAAAGAATGACGCAACCGCCAATGAAGATAAAACAGTCAAAACGGCTGCTACAACTCTTACTGGTGCTGGTCTGGGCGCAGCTGCGGGTATGGCAATAGGTGGACCTGTAGGAGCATTGATTGGTACTCTTTTGGGAGGTTTTGCTGGTTTCTTTTTGGGTGGTCATGCGAATGGTCTTAAATCTTCTAAAACGAATCATTTTGCAAACGTTGACGAAAGAGGTTCAGAACTTATTGTTCGTAAGCCAGCTTCTGGACGTTATACATATCTTGAGACTGGCGATGGTGTTGTTCCTGCTGATATTACCTCTCGCCTGTTTGAGATGGGCGGCAATCCAGACAAGTGGTTCAGCGATCAATTGGCAAAACATAGTTCTGCTTCTATGGTGCAAAGCCGCGACGCTGGTGGTATTTCCCTGTCTATTGGTGATGTGAATGTGAACAATCCTGTTGGAGATAGCGATGCACTGGCTCGCGAGTTGGTAAACCGTCTACCGAACAAGGTTGTACAGGAACTGAATAGACGTTAAGTAATGCAATAAGCAAAAATAAATACGAAGTATACTTGGCTCAGGGTGGGTTGGGTAGGTTGAGATCGAGTATACATTTATAAAGGAGGGACGAGATGTCACAAAATAGCCAAGATGCAATCGACGTGTTGAGCAAAGTCATCGTAGACACGATTGAAAAGAAGCTCAACGATGCAAAGTTTGACAAATCGCAGACTGGCGTGGTAACTGCGGTGAGTGGGAATACATACACAATATCCGTGTTTGGAAGCCAGTATAACATTACCTCTGACCAGATTTACACGGTTGGACAGAGTGTGGTTGTGACTGCATTGCAGGGTGATATGAAGAGACTGGTATGTTCCCCCGATAATATTGGTACAATGAAAACAGTGGACAGCAAAGTCAACGTGGTTGGCAGTCAGCTATCCATTATTGATACAGATTTTGCTGACACTATTGTCAAATACACGGATGTCAGTGAATTTTTAACGCTAAAAGATCAGGCAGACGGACAACTCAGCTTATGGTTCTACAGTGGTGTACCATCTACTGATACGGCTCCGACAGTAAATTGGGTAACGGAGGATGCAAAGAGAGTGCACATTGGCGACCTTTATTATGACATGAAGGCTGATGATGCGTATAGGTGGACGGACACTTTTATATGGGAGGCTCTTAGTGACAAGAATTTATTGAAAGTTTTGAGAGCTGCGAGCCTTGAAAACGATACAGCAAATGGATTAAGACGTGTTTTTTTCACAACGCCTTCAACCCCATATAGCCGTGGTGATATCTGGGCAAGTAGTTCTGGTGATAATAAAGTTCTTGTATGTCAGACAGCGCGTCCTACAACTGAAAGCTTTAGTCGGACTGACTGGGCTGTGGCGCTAAAATACACGGATGATACAAAAGCAAACGAGGCACTGGATGCCGCTGGCAAAATAGATGGTGACCTTGTAAGTTTTAAAATGGAATATAATTCTGATTTGGAGAGTACAAAGCAGCAGATTGAAGCCCGCGTAACCACTAAAAAATACAACGAGGACATGAGCGGGCTAAATACAAGAATTTCGCTGACAGAATCTAAAATTTCAAAAAACGAGAATGCCATCGTACTGTGTGCCACAAAAACTGAAGCTCAAAAGTATGCGGATACTGCAGAACTGAACGCAAATAAAAAGCTCGAAGAGCACATCAAAACAGCAACTGAAAGCATTGATTCAAAGGTGGCTAAGACAGATTATACTGGAAAAAACATTGCTACTTTGATAAACCAGAGTACAAATACTGTAAAAATCAAGGCGACAAAGCTTAACTTGACTGGTGCTATATCTGTTGACAAAAATGGTAAAGTAGCGCTTGATTCCACCTCTGTAAACAACAGCCTTACGCAAGTTTCTGGGGATAAAATCACCACTGATACTATTACTGTGGACAAGTTGAAGGCTGGACAGATTTTCCAGCTACTATGGAAGAACGATTCAAAAGATGCATACTCTGCTGTTGGCGAAGAAAATAAGTTAACTTTTGAAGCAGACAGCGATTATTCAGAGTATATTTTTATCTTCCGTGGCTACAAAGAGAGAGAAGTTGTTGAGATTGATCCAGAGAGTGCCGCAACAAAACGGGTGCTCGAATATTTGAGCAAAGTTTCTGTTATTGTGTCGAAACCAGTCGCAGGTGAATGGAGTGGTGCAGAATATCACTGCGTCACTATGAATACGCCGAAGTTGTGTATGATTTATGATTTGAGCGCTGGCGACAATTCTACTCCAAGTGTATCATACAATTCTGACACAAATATAAAAAGCGCTTTCCGTCCGTTCTATGTAAAAGCATATGAAAAGAATAATAAATATTGCACTGAAATTACATTCTTTGACGCACAAAGCTCTGGTGAGACGGCCATTACAACAAATAACGATTTGATTATTCCATGTGAGATATATGGCGTAAAATAAGGAGGTGTTAAATTGGCGAAACCGATAATTTCAAAATTTTCTGTGATAGACGCTACACGGGAAAATATCGTGCGGTACACATGTTACGATGACACGATCAATGAAGTGGAGTATATTATCTATGACAACGCCTCCGGCAATATTATTGTTGACCAGACAGTGAAAACCAGTGGTTCATCTTCTGTGCGTATGTTTATGCTGCCAGCGAACCTTATACATAACAGACTACTCCCCTACTATCTTAAAATTGCAGTAACAAATCAGAGCGGCAAGAAAAGCGATTTTAGCGATGCCGTTCTTTTTTATTGCCATGAAAAACCGGTGTTAAAGTTTGTTGATGTGGAAGCACGCGCTGAAAAGACAATTCCCTTCCCTGCTTTTTCTTTTAATGTCGAGTATAAAAACATCGAAGAAGAGGGCGAGACACTGAATCTTTATAAATATCAGCTTTATGATTCAGACAAGACTTTACTACATGAGGAGATATATCACGGCTCTATTTCACATGCGTTCAATGTAGAAAGCCTTGATAATAATAAGGTGTACTATGTGCGAGCGGTTGGAGAAACTGTAAATGGATATGTTCTGGACACGGATTTTTGCGTATTCAAAATTGAGTATGACGGACAACTGCAGAAACTTGAAATTGTGGCAGAGAATGAAAAAAGAGAAGGTAGAATCAAGCTCACTGTTACAAAAAGCGCAGACGAGCCTAATAATTTTGATTCTATTCGCGTAAAGCGTAGAGAGGTTGGCAAGTACGACTGGATTACGATTTATGAAAAGAAGATCACAAGTTCCGTTGAGCCTATTTTGATTGTATGCTATGACAAATTCGCACGTGGCAGGAAAACGAAATATCAGTATATGGCAGTTCCTGTTGTTGATGAAATTGAACAAGTGTACACATCTACAAGTGCCGTAAGCGATTTTGACGGAGCATGGCTAATGGATAAAGACATATCATATTATGTTGGTCTTGAGCCAGCTGTCACGAATATTACGCGCAATCAAGAAGCGTCTGTGGAGACGACATTGGGAAGCAAGTACCCCATCGTATTCTATGGTAGTGAGGCAAATTATTATAGCGGCAACTTCTCTGGTGTTATTATCAAGTGGGATCGTGCCAATGATGCGTTTGATTTTGATGGGTCTATTGACTATCGGGAGACTTTTATCAATTGGCTAACGAACAAAAAGCCAAAAGTATTGAAGATGTACGATGGCCGCGCATGGCTGATGAACGTAAATGGAAACGTTTCTTACTCAGATGATGAACACCCGGATAAGGTGGAAATCTCGTTTGATTTTGTAGAAACTGGCGATTTGAATAGCAGCGATGACATGAAGAACGCTGGTTTGATTTAAGGAGGTGGGCCATGACTTACTTACCCACAGAAGAAGATCTGGCCTTACTGAAAAGCCGGTCAAAAAGATTATACTGTCGTATTGAACTGCTGAATAAGGACTACCAGATTATTGATACGATCGAAGGACTTGCGTTAAGTGGTTCTAACTCGATTGACGCAGACTCAGATACACGGCGCACTTTTAATCTTGATATCTTCCCGAAGAGTGGATTCTCTATTTCTCAGTTCTCCACAGAGGAGTGGACGAGCAAGATGCTGCGCTTACATATTGGTATGAAAGCTCCAACAAGTATGCCGCTTGTTGGGGCGGACGCGGTAAGAATACCAGAAGAAGAGATCGATGCAAAAATCAAAAATAGTGCGATATACAAAGAAAAGGACGCAGAGTTAAGGCAAGCAAAGTGGAGATATAAGGTTGGCGGTTATGAACAGTATGGCAATATCGAAAATATAAACCGTAAGCGTATTATTTGGACAGATGAAAATAAAGAGAAATATGCATCTTTTGTGAAAGAGCAAGGAGATGTTGGAACATATTCGACCGTTGTTGCATCTTCAGATGGTTATACAACAAATGGCAAGACGTATGAGATTGCATACACTCCACTACTGATAGGCGGAGGAGATGTTGTTATTCCGCTGCTGAATGCAGATATCAGGTCTTATATTGAAGTGATTTTCAATGCAGCTTGTGATGCAGTTCAAAGAGATGGTTCAACTTTACAAAGTAAAATACTTGAACTTGATAGTTTTGGTGTTGACTGTATGATTTATGGGAAAACAGTACGTGTAAAAAATATGATTGCTGCTGTAGAGGGTGGTATCGCAGCAGGAAGGATATTATCTGCAGCCGATGTTGCAGCGATTGCTGGCTGTACCAAAGAAGAACTTGATAAATATTTCCATGACACAAGTGTATTTGTTGGCTATTCAATGCACGATATTCAAGGAACGATATGGGAATTGAAAGATGGTTTAACTCAGATATATAACTTCTATCACGCTTTATACTCTGGTGAGGCTGAAATACGAACTGGCACGAACTTTGTGGATACAGATGGTGTACACTGGTATGGCGCTGGCGTATATGCAATACAGCAAAATGGATACAGTTATGATGCTACAACGAACAAACTAAGCCTTTCTTGTCTTGATATGACCTGTTTGCTTGACGGCACGCTTGGTGGAACACTGACCGGATACGCAACGCGCATTCCGATGTATGACCGCAAGCTCGTGGTTAAGGATGGGGTCAACTACTACGAAGATGACAAAAAGAAGCCGCACTATGTTCGTGATTCCATTAAGGAGACATTTGAACTTTCAGGGCTGACAAAGAGTATGGTTGACTATTGGGTACGGCGAATTCCGCACGACCTAGAATATAATACTGGCACGACAATCTGGAACATTTTGACGGAGTTGAGAGACCTCTATTTCCCTTTCGAGATGTATTTTGACGACGATACTTTTGTGTGTAAAGAAATTCCGTCTGGCTACGACGACCCCGTTGTTCTGGACGAGGATACATTTAAGAGTATGGTTATCAGCGAAGATGCCAGCGTCGATTACGGTCAGATCCATAACTGTGTAGAGGTATGGGGTGCATCAAACTCCAGCGACTATTTCTGTAAGGATAAACTTGAAAAAAATGACCCAGACGGTACTGGCGAGGTCGTGTATTGTAAAAAAGGAACAAAAGAATGGAATGATGTTGTTACGCTGCTTAAAGATAATAAATTGAATATGAGCTACAACATGAACCCAAATGATACCGGCGCGTCTATTTTATTGTTAAAATTAAAAAAAGCAAGTATTCAGGACGGTACAAGATTTTCGTTTATTTGCCCAGAAGATATTGCGATAAATGCAAGAATCTGTGTTGAGAACCTTGTTACGACAATCAAAACGAATCCGACTGGGGCAGGACAGTATCGGGAAACAACGCGCGCAGTGTATGGACCTATGATGTTGTTTAAGGCTGTTACCAACGAAAAAGGAGAGGACGAACCAGAAGATACCTCTCTACTAAGGAAAGGCCGTTATTACGTCATAAAATATGGCGAGCATTGGCTAAATCAGGCAACTGATGGTGCATTTACATATAAGTTCAACGCACTTACAGGCAAATACGAAAAAGAACAGCGTGATCCACAGGTGCGCTATTACCCGAAACAAATCTATAATCCATCCACGAAAAATTATGACACCGTGTATGTGAAGTATAATCCAGCAACGAATACAGAGATCCAGATATCAGACCCTGCTCTTCTTATTGAGAGCCGGGTCTATTTTATTGGTCAGTCTCAGTCTCATGCTATGACGAAGTTTGTGGATGCAATGCCGACCGCAAAACAAATTGAGGCAGACAAGATTGCGGAGGCATGTGACAACCTTGAGTACGTTGTCGTAAATGACCCAAACCGCATTGATGACTTGTACAATAGTCGGTTGACGATTGATAAAATCGGGCGAAGAAACCTTGTGTGCTCGGGTAGTGAGTTTGACGGATATACCTCGGATGAATCAGCCATGACGGTATGCAAATACACGCTATGGAAAAATTGTCGGCTGACGGATTCCATCACATTGAGTATGCACATGATTCCGTGGCTTGACGTAAATGAAAAGGTAAAATATGCAGCGAAGTACCTGAAGTCTGATATTGCAGTTGAGTGGATTATTAAAAAGATAGATAAAAACATTGGAGAAGGCACAATGAATGTTACATTGAGCCGCTATTACCCGTATTATCCCTATATCACTTATGAGAATGTCCTCAAAGAAAAATATATCGATAATAAGAAAGATACTTAATGAGAGGAGTGAGTAGATGGCATTATCATTTGAAGAATCCAAACGTATGGTCGCTGCAAGCCCCGCAATGACGATGGAGGCTTCCATAGAAGATGCTCGTCCAGTGGTTGATTGTGATGAGGATGTGGCAATCTTCTCTGTGGAAGACCAGAATTTCACCAGAAGTGGCAACTATACGTGGTTTGATACCTTCTCGGACAATGATTTTTCTACGGTTGATACCAATAAAGAAATCACACTGAGTCCGACTCAGGTAAATATCACACAGGAAAACAACAGTCAGGTCATTCCGTTTGAGATGCCGCGTTATTATGATGGTGTTGACCTGATGAGCATGACGATTCAGATCCACTATGTTAACGCTAATAATGCTGAGAACTATACCGCACCCATCAACGTGAGCTATAGTACTGATAAGATCCGGTTTTACTGGATGGTCAGCAACTATGCCACCATCAAAGAGGGTGTACTGAAGTTTGAAATTATGGCGACTGGTGCAATTACTGTACCGAGCAGCGGTGAATCGAAGAATTATCTATGGCGCACAAAGCCGAACGAAAAACTGAATGTTTTGAAATCGCTTACCGGCACCGCAATGACCGATCCGACTGGCGATGACTGGTATACTCAGTTCTTAGCTACGATGAGCCAGAAGGTTGGTGAGGCACAGACTGCTGCAACTCAGGCTGCACAGAGCGCACAAGAAGCACAGGCTGTCGTAGACGGTCTGGCCGACACACTGGCAAGCTACTACACTAAAGAAGAGGTTGATGGTTTTGTTACTCTGCTTCGGGGTGATATCGCCAAGGTTGATGGTCTAGCAAAGTTTGATGTGCAGTATGATGCTGAAACACAGACGATTAAGTTCCTGAATGGCGAAAAGATTATTAAAACCATCACACTGAACACTGACCCGAGTGCTGATTGGGTGACAGCTTTTAATAAAACTGTTGAAGCAAAAATCGATGAAAAGATTGCGCCCGTTAAGACTGAACTGACCGAGTATAAGACCAGTACTGATGCTGCCGTAAAGAATCTGCAGGATAGCGTTGGTAACTTGCCTGAGACCTTGCAAAGTGATTATTACAACAAACAGGCAACCGATAAGCTGTTAGAAGCAAAGGCTGAAAAGACCAGCGTTGAGACCGTGGCAAATGATTTGACTGTGGTAAAAAATACTGCTTCCGGTTTGCAGAATAGTATCGACACTATCAATGGCGATATTTCTGAAATTCAGGAGCAGTTGAAAAATGTGAAGCCTGACCCGAATTCTGGGCGTGAGTATGATATTACTTACGAGGATTCAAAGCTGAGCCTGTTGGAAAATGGTACTGTGAAAACGCAGGTCGTCATCCAAGGTGGTGGCGGTGGCACTGGCGGCAGTACAAGTGTTATCAAGATCGAGCGTCTGGATGGCTCTGCGCTAACTGTGATTGCTGGTGACTCAGCTATTATCAATTTCAAGTTCTCTTCTGTGGACAATTCTGGCGATGACACTGGTTCCGCTACTGGCGTCTGGTATGTCGGCAATACAAAAGTTGGCACGCAGACCGTTATCCAGGGAAAGAACAGCTTTGACGCAACCCAGTATCTGCACAGCGGTGACAATACTGTTAAGCTACAGGTGACCGATAGCGTGGGCAGTGTTGGTACAAAGACTTGGACTGTCAATGTTGTTGAGTTCTATCTGGAGAGTTCTTTTGATGATACGCTGGTTTATAGTGGAGAGGTAACCTTCCGCTACACTCCGTATGGCAATATTGCAAAAACTATCAACTTTACGATTGATGGAAAGATTCTTGGCTCTACCACAAGCAGCGTTACAGGCAGACAGTTGACTTATGCTATTCCTGCACAGACCCACGGCGCACATTTGGTAGAAGTTTCCATGACTGCTGAAATCAATGGAAAACAGGTCACCAGTAATAAGGTTGTCAAAGATATCATGTGGGCAGCTGAAGGCAATACAACTCCTATTATCAGCTGTGCCACAAAGACGGCAAGTGCAAAGCAGTACAGCAACGTTGCAATCAACTATACCGTTTATGACCCTTCTAGCTCTACAACCACTGTAACGTTGGAGGTTGACGGCGCTAAGACTGCCACTCTGACTGTCGGACGTACTATGCAGACATGGACATGGAAATCCGCTGATATTGGTACTCATGTCCTGAAGATCGTATGTGGCTCCGTAAGCAAGGAGATTAGTGTCGAGATTAAAGAGCTTGGTATTACGATTGAGCCCGTTAAGACAAATCTGGCTTTTGATTTTAACCCTGCTGGCAAGACTAACGCTGACGAGACCCGCTTGTGGTCTGATGGCAATACAAGGCTGACTGTAAGCGATAATTTTGACTGGTCTAACGGTGGCTATCAGCTGGACGAAGATGGTGATACCTACTTCTGTGTGAAGGCTGGTACAACTGCAAATATCAGTTATAAGTTGTTTGGTGATGACGCAAAGAAGTTGGGTAAGAACTTTAAACTTGTGTTTAAGACTACGAATGTCAAGAACTACGATGCTACGGCACTGACCTGCTTGAACGGTGGTATCGGTTTGAATATTCAGGCGCAGAAGGTCACATTGACCAGTGAGCAGAATAGCATCGACCTACCAACTTGTGAAGACGACTTTATGGAATTTGAATTTAATATTCTGCCAGACAGTCAGTACAAGGAAATGGTTCTATGGTTGGATGGTATTCCCTGTCGTGTTGAGCTGTATGACGCAAGCGACAACTTTACACAGGCTTCTCCGGTAGGCATTACGATTGGTTCTCCTGATTGTGACGTGCTTGTTTACCGCATGAAGTCCTACATGATGAACCTGACGGACGACGAGATCCTCGACAACTTTATTGCAGACGCAAAGAATGCAGAGGAAATGATTGAGCGCTACACCCGCAATGATATTACGGATGTGAGCGGCGAACTGAATCCTGACCTACTGGCTGAGAAGTGCCCAGACCTGCGCATTATCAAGATCTCTGCTCCGACCTTTACGACCGGCAAGAAGAACGAAGTGTCAAACACGACCATTCAGCACATTTATAAGAATGGCCGCGCCGTGGAAGATAACTGGATTGCCATTGGTTCACATAAGGGACAGGGCACTAGTTCTAATGCATACGGTGAATCTGGTCGTAATATTGATATCAACTGCTCTGGTGGTTTCACCTTTGGTGATGAGAGCACCGGCAGCAAGTATGCATTTACAGAAAACAGCGTTGGTGAGAAGTATTTTAACATCAAAGTCAATGTTGCTTCTTCTGAGAATGCAAATAATGCTCTACTGGCAGACGAGTTTAACGAGTTCAACCCGTACATTCGTCAAGCTCGCAAGGACAACCCGAAGGTACGCGACACCATGGCATTCTACCCCTGTGTCGTTTTTATTCAGGAGACCGACACCACAAACGCAACTATCTTCAAGGATGGTCAGTGGCATTTCTATGCTTGCGGCGATTTTGGCAACTCAAAGAAGAATAGTGACACAATGGGTATGGACCCGAACAATCACAAGGAAGTTATTATTGAGATTGATAATAACACCGATGCACAGACACGTTTCCTGAGCGGCGACTTCTCTGAGGAAACTTGGGATGGCGACCACAGCTTTGAGTTCCGTTACATCAATAAGAATTGTACCGATGAAGAGATTCAGGCAGCTAAAAATGCGTGGATTCGCGTACAGAACTGGGTTGTGAATGCAGATGATGCAGAGTTCAAGAAGAACTTTGAGAACTACTTTATTAAAGATTCTACCCTGTTCCACTATCTGTTTACTGAGCGTCATACTATGGTCGATAACCGTGCAAAGAACGTATTCCCGCACACGACTGACCTTGTGCACTGGGATTTCTGTTTTGACTACGATAACGACACTGCAATGGGCAACGATAACGAGGGCGGTCTGACCCTGAGTTACGGCTACGAAGATATGGACACTATCGGTACAAAGAGTGTGTTCAACGCACACGACTCTAAGCTGTGGTGCAAGATTCGTGACCTGTTTGCAGATGATCTCGCAAAGATGTTCCTGAACCGCGAGAGTGCTTTAGCATGGAGTGCTACTCGTATTTTGAAAAAGTTCGAAGACTATCAGGACGTAAAGCCAGAGAAGTTGTGGATCATGGATATGCGGCGTAAGTATTTCCGCACTTATGAGGATAATGGCACAACCAGCTATCTGCCAATGATGCACGGTAACAAACGCCACCAAAGACGCCAGTTCCAGCGGTATCAGGAAAAATACATGGCATCTAAGTATACGGGTGCTGCTTGTACCTCTGACGATATGACCATTCGTGGTTATACTCCGACCAACTGGACAGGTGTGAAACCCGATGGCACTTTCCATATTGTCCCCTATGCCGACACTTATGTCTCTGTACGGTATGGTTCTAACCCTGTGAAGGTGCGTGGTAAGCGCGGTCAGACTTACGAGATTCAGTGCCCGATTGCAGCTATGAATGATACAGAAGTTTATGTTTACAACGCTTCTATCATCCAGAGCATTGGCGATATTTCTGGTTTCTATCCCGGCTATGTTGATTTCAGCCACGGCGTAAAATTGACTGACCTGAAGATTGGTTCTGCCGCCGAGGGCTACAAGAATACGAATCTGACTGACTTTGCAGTTGGCAACAATACACTGCTTGAGCATTTGAACCTGCAGAACGTGCCGAACCTGAAGAAATCCATCAGTCTGACCGGCTGTACGAATCTGGAAGAGTTCTATGCTGGCGGCTCTGGCATTACCGGCGTCGCGTTTGCTAAGGGCGGTAAAATTAAGAAGGCTGAACTGCCTGCGATCGCAAGTCTAAGCGCTAAGAACCTGAATTATCTGACCGACCTGAAGGTTACAGATTATAAGAATATCACCACACTGACTGTCGAGAAGTGTCCGACAATTGACTTGACTGATATGCTGGCTAAGTGCACGAACTTGAACCGTGTGCGTTTGACTGGCGTTGATTGGCAGTTGGATGATACTTCCCTGCTGGATCGTCTGTTAAAGATGACCGGCTTGGATGAAAATGGTTATAACACTGATCATTCTGTTATCGAGGGCAGCGTCCATGTACCCATTATGCGTGAGCGTCAGCTGGCAGAGTTTACGGCACAGTGGCCTGATTTGAATATCACTTATAACACTCTGGTTCAGCAGTTTAAGTGGACGTTCGTAAATAAGGACGGTACGGTACTTGATGAACAGTACATTGATAAGGGTGATAAGGCCGTTGATCCTGTTACACGTAAAGAGAACCCGATTCCGACACCTACTGCCGAGAGTACGATTTCTACGGACTTTACTTTCAGTGGATGGGATACCGAGTTTACGACTGTTTTCAGTAATCAGACCGTCACTGCAATTTATACCGAATCTGTGCGTAAGTACACTGTCCGCTATATGAACCGTGGCGCTGTGTTGAAGGAAACTGTTGCTCCGTATGGCTCTATGGTGCTGTATGACGGCGATACTCCGACTTACACCTCTGAGGAAACTGCTTTTAAGTATTACCTGTTCAGTGGCTGGGATAAAGGTGGTTACGTCACCGGCGATAAGGATATCAATGCTGTTTATGATAGCTGCGAGTATTCTTCTACCTACTTTGACGGTAAGGAAATCGGTCAGCTTCGCCCTGTTGAAATTTATGCGATGAACAAGGTTGGCGTTGAGCAGAATGTTGCCACGCCAAAGGATGAAGTTTCCATCAAGCTTGGCAACGATTTCTCTTATGAGGACATCACTGAAAAGGTTCTTATTAGTAAACCGCAGGTGTTTGATGGCAAGAACTACATTGATACCGACCTCAAGCTGTTTGAAGAGGACAGAGATTTTGTGCTGGCTGTTGACTACAAGATGGATGTCACAAATGCAAATAACACTGTTTTGATGCAGTGCTTTGAGCAGAACGGCATGAATGGTATCCGTCTGTGGAACTCAACTGGCGTCAAGATGACTTGGGGTATTGACTCTGCAAATGGTGTCGCTGCCGGTTCTCGCGATATGACTGTTATCCGGCACATTAAGGGTGATAACGCACTGTATGTCTATTCCTCTAATATCTATGGTTCTGCACTGAACTATACAAAGATCACTCGTACTCGCTCCACAAAGACGAATGCCACTCTGGTATTTGGATGTGCAAAAGCAGACGATGGTGCTTACGAGCGCCACGCTAAAGGTACGGTTTATTGGTCTAAGCTTTGGTACGCAGACCTTGGCGATGCTGCTTGTCGCGAATTGGCCGCATGGACACACGATAACCTGATTGTTGAGGTAGCAAGCTTTAAGAACTACTACTTGAGCGACAATTCTAACAAGCGTTGCTCTATGACATTCTTGCAGAAGGATACGCTGGGTCAGGACATGGTACTGAGTTCTTCTTCTAACAATGCTGGCGGTTGGGGCAGTACTTCTCTGCGTGAGTATCTTGACTCTCGTCTGGTTGATGCTTTGCCGATTGGTTGGAAACAGCTTATCAAAAAGGTCAAAGTACCGAGTTCTGCCGGAAATAAGAGTAAGGAAATTGTGACTTCGGACTGCTACTTCTTCATTCCATCTGCGATTGAAGTAAGCTCTTCGATGATTGACGAGCCTTACGTTTACGAAGGTCAAACAATCAGCTACATGACCGGCAATGAATCACGCATCAAGCACAACGCAGAGGGCAAGGCAACAAAGTATTGGCTGCGCAGCCCGTTTGCGACCTATGATGGATACTTCTATGCAATTGAGGAGACTGGTGAGCTGTATGGCTTCCATTATCCCTCTGAGCAGCTAGGAGTAACCGTGATGTTCAGCATTTAAGGAGGTGTTGAGAGTGTATTATAAGGTACTTAAAGACGGTCGAGTGATCGATGCTCTTGACCGCCTTCAGTTTGTAAAGTATCAGCCCAAGCACGATATTATGGTGAATTGCACCGAGGATGATGCACAGGGTATTATCAGCAGCAACGGTAAGTATATCTGGCACGTTGAAGGCTATTACCTGATTCCGTCCACGGAATATGACACTGTAACGCTTGAGCCGATTGACAAATACGAATATAACCAAATCAAAGCCTTGGGAGGTACAACTCCTGAGGCCATTATTGATGCTTATACGTTGACGTTAATTCAAGGAGGTCTACTGTGATGGAGAAGATTTTCACTGAGTTCGTCGAGAGTATGCACCGACTCTATAAAAATGGAATGGTACAGGACAAATTTGTGGAGAACTTGCTTGAGGGCAAGAAGATCTCATTGGATGATTACCTGTACATCGTGAACGGAAAGGAGGTGTGATATGTATACCTTTTTAATTAACGAGGATAACACTATCACAGCGAGTCTGACTGAGCGTATCATGCAGCGGAGCAAGCTAGTGGATAATTTGCACTTTCTTGCCGACCAGACCTATAAAGGTGTAGATATTAGTGACTATACAGTTATGCTGGAGTACGTTTTGCCTGTGAGCAAACGCTATAAAACTGAAATTCTACAAAAGTCAAAAGACTTGTACAAGAACCGGTTGGAATATCTTCTGCCTTTTGATACGGGTCTGACTAGCGAGGCTGGCGACATTGAGTTCCAGCTGACCTTTGTTCATGTCGAGATGGACTCTGAAGGACAGACGATTCAGCGCGTGCGTAAGGCTGGCCCCGGCGTTGTACATATTATTCCTATCAGCAAGTGGTCTGATTTGATCCCCGATGAAGCACTGAGCACGCTCGACCAGCGTATTATCGCACTGGAGGCTCTGAATAAGGCAATGACTGACCGGTTCAATACCAGTCTGGCTAATAAGGCTGATAACATCACTTACGATGAAGAGCATCGTATTCAGCTTACCTCCGAGGGCAAACCCATTGGTAACGCTATTAAAATCACAACTGAAACTGTGGAAACTGAAGATGGTAGTATGCGTGTTGTCCCATTCTAACCATCATTTAAAGCAAGGTGAAAAGAATGGCATACAAATACTCGAAGCTTGGTTACGGTAACGCAAAAGACGTAGAAGCCGCGATTGCGCTTGGGTTGATTGATGGCAAAGATCTTATTATCACAAAAGACACATCAGAATTTATATACGTCCGGGACGACTTATCTATTCAAAAGGTAGCGCCCCGGACGCTTTGTTTTGATAGTATTCCGGCGGCAAATGAGGCAATCAACCAGAATGACGCGACTTATGCAGGTCAGACCGTAATGATACGAGGCAAAGACGACAAATATGAACCGTGGGTCGTGCAGCAAAGCGCGGAGTCAGGTCGGTTCTTCGTCGAGCCTTTTCAAACTCAATCTACAAATTTCCAATGGACTGAATTCTAATAAGGAGGAAAAATATGGCACAAGTAAAATTTGCGTATGGTACGAAAGCACGGTACGATGCCCTTGCTCCAAAAGACATGGACACACTGTACTTTACGACCGATACGTTGCAATTGTTTAAGGGTACAACTGAGTACACTAAGAGCACTAAAATGGTGTCTTCCCTGCCCGCAGCTGGTCAGGTTCAGGGCATTATTTATTTCCGCATGACAGACTACACCATGCATATTTGGAATGGCGTGGAGTTTGTGCAGCTGAACAAAACAACCGTTACTCAGATTCCTGCAGATGCCACCAATGATGATATTCCGACCACAAAGGCTGTTGCCGATTATGTCAACGCCAAGGTTGCCGCAGTGGAAGGTATCAAAGGTAAATTCGTTACAGACGTCACTTATAATGCTGGCGTTTTGAGCGTGGCAAAGGGAGATGAACCTGTTACCACTACCCTGACTGGTGTTGTTCACGAGCCTACTTACGATGCGGAAACCCGCACTATTAAGATGCCCGTATTTGGCGGCGACACTCTGACGATTGCGTTGGGCAAGGACTTGGTTGTAAAGAGTGGTGTCTATAACACCGAGACTCATGAGATCGAGCTGACTATTACCACCGGCGAGGTCATTAAGATTCCTGTCGGTTCTTTGATTGATATCTACATCGGCGTGGCAACTCCTACTGCAACTGTGACTGTTTCTGACGACAATAAAATCAGTGTTGATGTGCGTGTGTCCGCAAAAGCCAATAACTCTATTACAATTGAAGAGGATGGCTTGTATGTGGCTGTGCCTGATGCTTATACCAAGGCTGAGACTGACGCAAAAATCAAAAAGGTACAAGACCAGCTAGACGGTCATTCCAAGGATGCCGTGGTACACATTACCGCCGAAGAGCGCAACACTTGGAATGCAAAGGTATCTCAGGATGAGCTGACCGCTGCGAAATCAGAAGTAATTTCTGCCGCTGCTGCTGATGCTACTAAAAAGGCGGATGCCGCTCGCGATACTGCTAAAACCTATGCAGACGGTTTGAATACTGCTATGGATAATCGCGTCAAGAGTGTCGAGGGGGCTCTGACTTGGAAGGCTATTGATGATTCCGGCGCGAACGCTGAGACATAATAATTTAACATAAATCCCTGCACTCTGTAATGGAGTGTGGGGTTATTTTTATCGAAAAGGAGTTTCATGATGTCAAAATTATCACTTTTAGAGATTGCACAATCTCAACTCGACAAGACTCCAGTGATCGACGGACAGCTTATTGTCTGCCTTGACACCGGAAACGCCTATCGAGATACTGCTACGGCTCACGTAAAAATCGGAAGCGATTTAGAGGTTGTGAGCGACTTACCATTGGCTCCTCTAGCCGAAAAAATCTATTATCTGAAGCCCGATAAACTTTATGCGTACTTAGGCGGCAACTGGACGTTATTAAACGACAACAATTTCTCGCTGGGTGCAAATAAGAGCGCACTTAATGGCAAAGCAAAAATTACGCTGGATGGTGCAAAACAAAGTTCTGTATCCATCAAGGGCACGGGTATCACCACCGTTATGACAGATGAGAATGGCGAGTTGGTTGTGAATACTGGCGATCCATCTATGTACATGGAGGCGCTGACTAATTCAGATATAGACAAGATACTTTCAACATAAAGGAGGAAACACATGGCTTGGTTAGATTATGACGGCCTGCTTTACTTCTGGCAAAAGATAAAGGCAAAGCTAAATGACAAGGTTGATAAAGTCGAAGGCAAGGGGCTGTCCTCCAACGATTTTACTGCCGCCGAAAAGAATAAGCTGGCTGGTATCGAGGCTGGCGCAAACAATTATTCTCACCCGACAAGTTCTGGTAATAAGCATATTCCGTCTGGTGGTTCTGCTGGTCAGATTCTGCGTTGGAGTAAAGATGGTGAAGCACAGTGGGGCGCTGATAATAACACAACTTATAGCGCATTTAAGGGTGCAACTAGTGCCGCAGCCGGTGGCTCAGGTCTTGTCCCCGCCCCTGCTGCTAATAATGCTGGTCAGTTTTTGAAGGGCGATGGTACATGGGCAACCCCATTAAATACAACCTATAACAACGCAACCTCTGGATCTGCTGGCTTGATGAGCGCCGGAGATAAAGCAAAGTTGGATGGTATTGCCGCAAACGCAAACAATTATTCTCACCCGACAAGTTCTGGTAATAAACATATTCCGGCTGGCGGTCAGTCTGGTCAAATTCTAAGATGGAGTGGTGATGGTTCTGCTACTTGGGGACCCGACTATAATACCACCTATTCTGATTTTAAGGCTGCTACTGCTTCGGCTGCGGGTGGTTCTGGTCTGGTTCCCGCTCCGGCAGCTGGCAAGCAGGGTCAATATCTGCGTGGCGATGGTATTTGGGCTACTCCAACCAATACAACATACAATGACGCAACACAGAGCGTCCACGGCTTAATGAGTACCTCTGACAAGAAGAAACTGGATGGATTTGGTGCTGCAAGCACTTATGCCCTGAAGAGCGATATCACGGCAATGTATCGTTACAAGGGTTCCGTTGCTTCTACGGACAAGCTACCAACGAGCGGTCAGACCATTGGTGATGTGTATGACGTTGGCAACGGTATGAACTATGCATGGAATGGCTCTAACTGGGACGCACTTGGCGAAATTTTTACTATTACAAAGATTACAAATACTGAAATCGACACTGTTTTGGCAAGCTGATTTCAGTTTTTACTGAGACAGGAGGTCGATTATGGGATATTTAGATTATGCTGGCTTACAGTATCTGTGGGGCAAGCTGAAAGAAAAGTTCGCTCCGAAAAGTCACAGCCACGATGATAGATACTATACTGAGTCCGAGATGGATGGCAAGCTGAATAGTAAGGTGAACAATAACGAAGCTGGAGCGAATGGTTTGTTTTCTAAACTGACTACATCTTGGACTGCCACTCCAACTGATGATACTTATTTTATTCGACAGGATACGGGCGGCGGAAATCAGTTTGGTCGCGTAAAATTTTCTACCTTGTGGAACTATATCAAAGGTAAAGCAGATGGGACGTATCAGCCAAAGGGTAATTATGCTGCGAGTAATCATAGTCATACAAAGGATCAAGTAGGACTCGGAAATGTTGATAACACGGCTGATCGTGTAAAGAGTGTTGCTGTTGCAAACTTTGCAAAAGGAACTTATATCAATCAATACAAAACGGTTAACCTAACCGATCTTGACCAAAATACTTGGTATCCTGTGACTGGCACACGTATTCCTTATAATGGTCTGAGACATTTCAAATGTAATGTTCAGCTCAACAGTGGTTCTAAGCCTAGTTGGAGCACACACAGTTCTGGATTTACAGCGGTTGTTGACATCCTCGAAGAAGCATCAGGTTGGGGAACAACTAGAATGTTAGGAGAAGTGTTGATTAACGACCAGTTTTTTATTGCAGATGAAAGCAAACCTCCAGTTGGATATCAGCAGATGAGTTATGGTTCTGTTCCTGTGTGGTGGCTTCGTGGCGGCGGAACATATTTTCTTGCAACAGACTATGACTGTACGTGGACGATTCAAAAATCAAAATATGAAAACAGCGGCCAAAGTGTTGCCCCAACAACTACATATCCGGGTGTAAATGTGAACCGAGCTACCATTACAGCTAATTTGAATGGCAATGCAAAAACGGCAACAATGGCAAATAGTGCCAACGCTTTATCTGGTCTTTCCTCTCGTTCTAGTCAAAGATGGGGAGTTCAAACTGGAACATTTGTTCATGGCGAAGATGATTCCACTGGTGGTTCGATGGCTTTTCGTCGTGACTGTCCTAATGGTGGTCAACTTAGTATGGTTATTGATGGACGGTTCTATCAAAACGAAGGTCAATACAGGGTGCTCGACGAAAGTGACAAAAATCAATTCGCTACTGCTGGGCACACTCATGATATGAGCATGTTGACTGGCAATATAATCAATACAGAACCTGCTACAAACAATCATAAAATCGTACTTGGTAAGTCTGGTCTTGATAAATGCGAATTTTACGAGTATGGCGGTATCTGGAACTTTTACAAAATGAGTAGCGGTGAGCCTAATCTGGTTGCTTCTATCCAATCAGATGGTATTCATGCTACACTAAAAGGAACTGCCGACGCGGCAAATTCCGTTGATTGGTCTAAAGTTCAGAATAAACCCAGTTCTTATCCTCCCGCATCTCATACTCATGCCTATCTTCCCACTGGCGGCGGAACAATGAGTGGTAATATTTCATTCTCTGATATTGGCAATACAAATACTTCAAACAAAATCAGCTGGAATGGTTCTACTGACGGTGCAGATATTTATTATCAAACAACTGCCAGCGACCAAGGTAATCTTGTTATAAACCTGCGTGACGACTCAAATTGTTATTTGCGTATTGCAAAAAATGGCGCGTTCAAGAGTTACTTTAGTCCAGATGATGGCAATTTCCACGGCAATGTGAATGGTACTGCCGATAGCGCCACAACCTCTAACGGTGTAAAAGACTACAACGACGCTAATAGAACTATCAAGATTGGTTTCGCTGGCGCTGGGCTGACTACAGAAAATTTAAATTATATTGCAGGCTATGCAGACAATGGCACAAAAATCAAAGATGTGTCTAAGGATGTTCTGAAGAGTTGGATTGGGTTGGGAAATTATCTACCTCTTGTCGGTGGCACGATGAGTGGTCAAATTACAAAATCCACTGGCGGGTCTTGGATTGGTGATAGGGAACGCGCTGCAATAAAAAGTAGCTATGCGGGTGATAGTTCTTATGGTGCCGTTGCTGGTATGGCGACGAAGAACGGTTGCTGGACTATGGGTAACCTTGGCGGCGATGAGAGTCTGATTTTCAATTATTCAACTGACGCGAACTATAATGCTGGAAAAAACGAGACTTCTCAAGTATATCTCCCCGCCCAAGCCGGTACTATCATTACAAGTGCTACTATCGGCAGTCAGTCTGTTAATTATGCCAATAGTGCGGGCAACGCCACGAACGCTACAAATGCCACGAACGCAACGAATGCAGCAAACGCTACAACAGCTACAAAACTTTCCTCTAATGCTGGTTCTAATAATCAACCCGTCTACTTCTCTGGTGGTAAGCCCGTTGCAATTGGATACACAATCGCTAAGAGTGTCCCAGCGGATGCTAAGTTTACTGATACAAACACATGGCGCGGAATCCAGAATAATTTGACAAGTGATAGTACAGATCAGAGCCTTAGTGCTGCACAGGGTAAAGCTTTGAAAACATTAGTTGATGGTAAAGCTCCTATTTCACATACGCACAAAAAGTCCCAAATAACGGACTTTCCAAGTTCTATGCCTGCAAGTGATGTATATGCATGGGCCAAAGCAGCTACAAAACCAAGCTATACCAAGGCCGAAGTTGGACTGAGTAACGTGGATAACACTGCGGACAAAGATAAGAGTGTGAAGTATGCTGCGAGTGCGGGATTGGCTACAAATGCCCAGTGTTTGAATAATGATGATAAATATATGAAGTTCCACTGGTCTGGTCAGAAAGGTCAACCCACATGGCTATGGGGCGGCAATGACTCTGGTGATATGTATGTATATAATCCGAGCAATTTTAATGTGAATTATGCTACGACGGCTGAAAATGGTACTGTCGATTTCCAAACAAAGGTTACTACCGATGGTTATTTTGGTGTAGTTCGTTTTGGTAACGGAGTACAGATTTGCTGGTTTACAATGAAAAGCGCTCGAAACAGAACTTTCTTACTTCCGTTTGCTGATATAAATTATGCTATAGCCTTTAGTGGCGGCTATTGTTGGTTGAACACAAATAATAGAACGACTACTGGTTTTACAGTTGGTGTTGAATGGAGTGGATATGAAAACTCTTATATTGCAATTGGTCGATGGAAATGAGGTGAATACAATTGAATCAAAAAATAAAAATTGGATATCAGATATCTAAACCAATAATTACGACAGAAGAGTGTGAGTTGTATTCATCAATGGTTGAAGAACTGAGTAATCACAATGCCGCAGCAAAACCGGGTGAAGAATTGTGGACTGTTAAGGAACAAGAAGATTGCTACGAAGTCGTATCGGACGGAACTGTTCCAAGTGAAGAACAAAGTTTGGAACCAATCAAAAACAATAAAATTTCTGAGTCTAAGACTGCTCTCTCTGCATATCTAGCCTCGCATCCGCTTCAATGGTCCGATGGAAAGTACTACAGTGTTACCAGTGAAAAACAGGCATTGTTGACTTCGAATTTGGCGCTGTATCAAATTTCTGCATCCGCCGGGCAACCGTTCAAGCTGACATGGAACTCAACCGGCGACGAATGTGTAGAATGGACTTATGAAGAACTGGCTGCACTTGCATTGGCAATCGGTACATATGTAAAACCCTTTGTATCGCGTCAGCAGGAATTAGAAATTGCTATCAAGGCTTGTACTACAATGGAAGAGCTGAACGCAATTGAAATCAACTACGACCCTGTTCTGAAGCAATATCTTGAGACCGCCGGGCAGAAGGAGGCCGCTGAATGAGCAAAATCGTAAAGAAGTATAAAGAATTATTGAAATGTGCGCTTCTCTTTTTGATAGGAGGAGCGCTTTATTATTGCATCGAGATTTTATGGCGTGGTCACTCACACTGGACTATGGCTGTAGTAGGCGGCATTTGCTTTGTGGTTATTGGTGGGTTGAACAATTATATTCCGTGGGAAATGCCCATGTGGGAACAGGGTTTTGTCGGTGCGTTATTTGTGACTGGTATGGAGCTTGTTGTCGGCATTCCATTGAATCTGATGATGGGTTTACACATCTGGGACTACTCTTCCCTGCCATTCAATCTGCTTGGTCAAATCTGTCTGCCATTTACTGTACTATGGTTTTTCCTTGCTTTGTTGTGCATTTATGTAGATGACTGGATGCGCTATATCATGTTTCACGAGGACAAGCCGCACTATCACTGGAGTAAGGTATGTAAGCCGAAGCAGTAAACAAACTAAAAGTATATGTAAAAACAGAAAGAGCCCCGGGCTGTTACACCCAGAGCTCTCCCGCCACACACCTATACAAAGATAGGACGTCACAAATTCGCTCGATGAATTTTTGACATACCTATTTTATCATAGTGTGAATTTTTTGTCAATACAGAATCGAGGTGATGAAATGATTGGTTTGTTGACTGCCGCACCAACTCATGTTCCGGGTGTTATCAGCTTTACAATAGAACAGCTTTGGCAAATGATTCTAAGTATTGCTGGTGGCATTACGGCTATTTCAGCTGCTGTTGTCGTTATTGTAAATGCAATCAAGAAGGCAAAAGAGCCCGACACGAAACAGAACCTGAAGCTTACTGAACACGACAAGCGTTTGGAAGATATCGACCGTAAGCTCAAAAATGATAAAGAGGTTTTGGATTTATATCGCTCCAAGCTTTTGTCTATTGAAGAGCACCAGAAGGAACAAGATATCGTAGTTGAAGACCATGGACGAAAAATCGCTGGCGTAGAGCAGCGTGTAAATAAGAGCGAACATGGTATCAATGTGATGATGAAAGCTCTGCTGGCTCTGCTTAGTCACGGTATTGATGGTAATGCTATCGACCCCATGAAGGAAGCTAAGGCTGCTCTTGAAAGTTACCTGATTGACGGACAAAATCTAAAAGACATTTAATACATAGCTCGGTACGTGTGTGCCGGGCTTTATTTTTTATTCAAAACAGGAGGTATTACTATGGCAAGTATTGTTAATGAGATCGTCTCTGTTATTGTGAAGCTGGTTATCACTGTTGCTGGCACCGCATTTATGACCTATGGCATCCCCTACCTGAAGCAGATCGGTATGTACAAGATCGTCCAGATGGCTGTGCGTGCCGCCGAGAAGTTGGGTGTTACCGGCGCAATCAAGAAGGCCGACAAGAAGAAGTATGTTATTGCCGCATTGGAGAAGATGAATATCAAGATTACTCCTACTATCGAGATGATGATTGAGGCTGCAGTCAAGGAGATGGATATCCAAAACGAGAAGATCAATGCAGAACTCAAGAAGGATTGAAGGTGTGGCTCTATGAGCATTATTACATATTCTATGAAGAAGGACTGGAACAAGAAGCTGTCCAAGAACTTCTGCGCCTATGAATTTGCTTGCAATGACCGGAGCGATGAGTTCAAGGTGGCAACTGAGCTGGTAGAGACTCTGCAGCAGATTCGTGATCACTTTGGAAAGCCGGTTCTAATCAGCTCTGCCTACCGTACTCCTGCATATAACATTTCAATCGGTGGCAGTTCTCGTAGTCAGCATTGTCTGGGCACAGCAGCGGATATTCACATCAATGGTGTTGACCCAATTCGTATTGCACTGTACGTAGCCTCCCTCCCCTACTTCCAGAAGCATGGCGGTATTGGCTATTATAGTCGAGCACAGGTGACTGGCGGCTTTGTTCATGTTGATGTGCGTGAGAATTATAGCCGTTGGGTCAGTAAAAGTGGCACTGCATATCAAGTCGTGAGTAAAATCATGCCCACGATTCGTCAGGGCTCTAAGGATTGCACCGGCGGTGTGTCTTATGCTGTGACCGTATTGCAGCGGCATTTAGGCTTGAAGGTAGATGGCATCTTTGGCGCTGGTACAAAAGCTAAGCTGGTAGAATGGCAAAAAGCACATAGATTGGCAGCTGACGGCATCTGCGGAATGGCAACATGGAGTTCGTTTTGA